AAAATTCTATATAAATTAAGTAAAAGAGGTAAAAAAGATGGATAAATTAGCAATTAGACTAAAAGAACTAAGAACATTAAGCAATTTAACTCAAAGACAAATATCTTTAAAGTTAGGCATCACCGAAAGAAATTATCAGAGATACGAAACAGGTGAAGGTCTACCAAAATTAAGTACATTGATATATTTGGCTGATATATTTAATGTTTCCTTAGATTTTTTAATTGGTCGTAAAGGTGATTTTGACGATTTACTTTATAAAAGTAAGTCAGATATACTCTAATTATTAGGCTAGTATTATATATGTTTATTGCAATTACTAGCTTTTTAATTTGTTTTTAAATATACTTTACTGTTTAATTAGATATTTTTTTAGCTGGATAAAAGAAAAAAAAGATACTTGACTAAGTCTAAAATTACTTTTAATTTTTTGCATATAATGAAGAAAATATTTACACTCAATCGCCGCTAGGCTTGGTATTACTTAGTTAGAAGTTAATTTTATATGTATTCTATAAGGACTTAAGGGTTAAGATGTTTATTTAAAGATGTAAAATTGATTAAGATATTTATATTATAAGATTAGGTGTTTGTATTTGTATATTTATGTTTGTAAAGTATATTTGATTGATTTATTAAGATAGTTAAGGTGTAGTTAGATTTATTATCCAGGTAGATGGATAAGATAGATAATGTAAGGCTTAAAGAGTTAAGGTTATTTATATTCTTAACCTTATCTTATTTACACTCAAACGGCGTTAGCCTTAAAAGATTAAAGGTTAATTAGATGTATACCTTATTTGATTAGGTGTGAGTGTAAATAGTTGTTATGGTGTGGTTAATTGGTTGTCGTGGTTAATATTTAATTAGATGTGTATATAGCGGTGTTGATTAATTAGTTTATTGTGGCTTGTGTATAATATTATTAGGTTAATAATTATTGTAAGGTCGTTGTTATTGTTTGTATTGTTATTGTTATATTAGTTAGTTGTTGGTGTGTTGGTTGTATTGTTATTGTTTATTTGGTAAGTTATTGTTATATTGTGTTAGTTGTAAGACCTTTATTTCATAAAGATTATCAAGTATAATCTTTTGTTTTTATAAGTAGTATAAATTATATCTATACATAGTATAGCATATTTCTATACATAGTATTCGATACTACATAGTATGGTCTACTTATTATTTTTTAAACTTTACTTTAAACTTTCCTCCCCGCTTGACTAAAAACTTAGTAATTCCAACCCTTGCAAGCCTTTTAGAAAATAATTAGTATTTATTTTTCACCCTATTATATACTTTAATTGTTAGATTTTGAAACTAAAAAGGGGGAGGGTAGTTTTCTTGAAACCCTTGCAGTTACTGGAGTGTAACGGTGTGTGTGGCTTAACACATTCAATATTCTCCAAAAAATACTAAACATTCTCCAACTTTCCTCTCCCTACTCAACTCCTCTCAACTTTACTCAACTCCTAACCCCTCAATCCCCTCTCTCCTAACACTTTCACTCAATTCATCCCTTTTAAGCCTAATGGCGTCTGAATGTAATTTCTCTCCAGGATTTTGATTAAAAATTAAAAAATATTAACTTTTTTTCTTATTCTGTGCCGATTTCAAAAATCATGTGTTATAATATATATACAAGGTTAAACAAACAAGTTTTTCCTAAGCTTAACTTATCCATATTTTTACGGAAGAAATTTTAGACTTCCAGCTAGTTAAATTCAATTAAATACATTCAAAATATACCTGAAAGTATTGAAATATTCCCTTTAAGAGTGTGTTTAATTATGAATAATTAGTAATAAAAGATTTGGATATTGCTAAAAAATTGAATAAATTTCCCCACTAATTGTTGCATTTAATTCTTAAATTTGAGGGTTGATTGCTAAAAAAATCCCTTTGAAATGCAGAATTAGATATAAACCCTTAAAATATAGAATTAAGTGTTACAAATTTTACAACTCTATTAAGGCTAACGCCGTTTGAGTGTAAATAAGATACAAATATAATATGAATGTGAGGTAATATATGATTGGAGAGTAAAAAGAAAAATGTTGATACGATTCAATCTAAATATATAGAAATAAAGTCTAAATTAGATTGGTCTTTACAAACATATGAAGAAAGACTTTCTCTTATTAAGGAAGTATTAAATATACAAGATATAAATGGTGTTGAGTTTGCAGATGACTTTTGGTTGAATCTCTTTGAACAAAAGATAGATGAACAAACTGGTATGGATTCTTCATCAGTTAAGGCTTGTTTGAATCAGAACGATTCCCTTTATACTGATTCTTACCCAGCTACAACTCTTGAAACTATCAGTACATACTTGTTAAATTCACCTAGTCTTAAAAAAGATAAAAAGGATGAGCCAAAATTAAGACTGTATCACACCAAGGAAATGTTCCAAAGAGCAATACAAGAGGAAAAGAAAAGGCAATCTCTACTCTCTTATAAGGAGGGGGAAGATAAAGTTGACTTCTCTATATTCGTCAGACAGAGGAACTTTAAAAAGTCTAAGGATATTGAATTGACCGACAAAATAATTAGAGAAAGTAAATCTTTAACTGAATACAATAATTTCTTAGAAAAACTTAAGGCTAGAAAGGTTAGATATGCTATATGTAAAAGTAATGCGGAACATCTAGTTGGAGATGAATTAAAGAAATTAAAAGTAATTAATAGATGGTTATTTGATATCAAGAAAGATATGCTAGATACATATATATCTGAAAATAGACCTATTAAATTCAAAGCACCACTTAAAGATAGTGGTTCACCAAATTGGGATGCTTTAGACATGATGGATATTAAAGTCATTAAGGCTTTACTCACTATGGATTATATAGATGATATAAATAGTGAGTTGAACATAGTTTTGATGGATTTAGAATCTTTAATAGGTAGAACTCCCTTAACCAATAAACAAGAAGAAATATTGGATATGTATAGGAAGGGTGTTTCTATTAAGGATATAGCTGCAATAACAAAGACTACAAGTCCTAATATATCTCAAATTGTAAATTCAATTACCAGGAAGATATCTAAGCAATACTTCAAGGATTATGAAGATTGGTATTATCTTAATATATCTAAAGGTATATATGAGATTTGCTCCGATTGTGGGTGCATTAAATTGAAATCACAAATGAGACAAAAAAGAAAAGGTGGTAGTAAATTCTATTGTGAGGACTGTTATGAATCCCTGATTAATAAAGAAAATCCCGTAAATAAGGATAGAATATAAAGAAAAACGAACAAAAATGCAATTTTAGATTAATTTTTTCCGTAGTTATCCTTATTAAATTAATAGAAGGGGTTATAAAGGAGTGAAATTATGTGTAAACATGAAAAGAAAAAGATTCCTCCTAAGATGCTAAACAAGTATGTCAGAGATATGATAAGAAAAGATAGTAATATTCAGCTTAGTGAGAGAGATATGTATAAGGTTTTTGATAGTATGGAATATGCTATTAAAGAGTTATTGATGTCTGGTTACTCATTTAAGTTGTTTGGGGTCAAGTTCAATATGGAACATGTTGACCCTGTAATATATAGAGATGTTAGAGATAGGGAGATTAAATTGAGTCGACCTTATCTCAAGCTAAAGGTTAGAGTCCCAGAAGAATTTCAGAGGGCTATTAAAGAGAGAACTAGGTATGATTCCAGTCAACCACCTAAATTATTAGGGGTAACAAAAGAGGAATTGCCTAGAGATATGTTGAGTATTTTTGAGGAGGAATAATTATGACAACAACAATGAAGATGACTATCCACGAAGCACTAGCTAAGAAGAAACTTCTTGCTAAGCAGATTGAAAAGCTAACAGACAACCTTGAGATTGCTGTTGTGGCTAAAGCTAGTAAGGATGTGCTTGAAAATGGAACTAAGAAAACAGAGTTCAAGAAAAATAAAAAGGCTGAATATCAGAAGATAAGAGATTTAATCACTCTTAGAAACAATATCAGCAAGGCTATAATCTTGTCTAATGCCACAACTAATGTGGTAATAGCAGGTCAAGAAATGACAGTAGCAGAAGCTATTGATTTAAAGTCTAACATTTATATGTACTCTGAATTGTTGATGGCTATTAACAATAATAAAACTGTTGTAATGAAAAATCTTGTGAATATGAATAAGACAGTAGATAAAGATATTACTACTATGACTAATTCTTTAATGACTGGCGATAAGGAGAAGTCAGGCGAATTAGAGAGTATCATCAAGAGATACAAAGAAGACAATGGTTATGAAATGGTCGAAGCCATAGATTCAACTAAGGCTATGGTTGAACTACATGAGTTCATTGATGACTTCACATTGAATGTAGACTTTGTATTATCTACATCTAATGCCTTGACAACCATAGAGGTTCAGGCATAGATTAACAATTGAATAATAGTGTAAATAATTAAATAATAGTGTGTCGGACTTGCGAAAACTTGTAACTTATATTCCCACTTGGCTTAGGGGTTATTGAGTCACAATAGAAGAAAACATTAGTTTATGCGTAAAGTATAATGATTAGATTATTTTGAGAATCTATTCCAGTAGATAAAAGCTCAAAGGTCAAATCTCAAAGGTTAAACTTCAAGACTCAAATTTCAATTTACTAAAGGTCAAGTTATAAATAACAAAGTTCGTACAAATCCTTGGTTATTGGTTTGAGTGTTAATATAATTGACTCAAAGTTCCCACAAGGCTGCAGGTTCGACTCATTTATATATACTGATTAGGGCTATATAGACCCTCTCATATACTTTCCTCCTTTCTAAAGAATTTGATGCTAAATAAGTGTCCAGTAAGACAACATAAAGTATATAGCCCTAATTTGTGTATATAAGTACACTATAGTATATTAATTGACCTCCTAGTAGTTGATATATGTAATGGTGGGGATTAGCCAAGTTGGTTAAGGCACATGACTTTGACTCATGTATTCGTGGGTTCGAGTCCCGCATCCCCAGCCAATTGTCGGGGTGTGGTGCAGTTTGGTAGCATACATGATTTGGGTTCATGGGGTCGGAGGTTCGAATCCTCCCACTTCGACCAATTTCCTTCGCGGGATAATTAAAATATCTATACCCCATCGTCATCATGACAGTTGATTGTGTTGAAAGCAGTCCTCCTGGTGGGGTTTCATGGGGATATAGCTCAATGGTGGAGCAATCGGCTGTTAACCGATAGGTTATAGGTTCAAATCCTATTATCCCCTCCAAGTAATATCGCAGATTAGTAGTAATGGTAACTCGTTGGACTCATTATCCAAAGTTAGGGGTTCGACTCCCCTATCTGCAACCAATTAAAATATATCGGTGTAGTTCAGTTGGTAGAACACTTGACTTTTAATCAAGGGGTCATGGGTTCAAGTCCCATCATCGATACCAATAGCAATGAATAAGAGAGGGAGGAATAATATGACGATTGCAGACAGTAATTTGAAATGGCTATGCTCAAGAATACTATATGAGGGCAGCTCAACAGAAGGTGAAAAAGTTAGACCTAAGTATGCTGATGGAACACCATCTCATACTCTATTTATAAATCAAGCTTATGAAGCATTTGACCTATCTAAGGGAGGGTTACCAATAGTAACACTTAGACCGATAGCATGGAAGTCTGGTATTAAAGAAATTCTATGGATTTATCAAGACCAAAGTAATGACTTAGACTTACTTAAAGATAAGTACGGTATTACATGGTGGGATGACTGGGATGTAGGTGATAGGACTATAGGTCAAAGGTATGGAGCAACGGTCAAAAGATATGACCTTATGAATAAACTTCTTGATGGACTAAAGAATGAGCCTTATGGTAGAAGGCATATAATCAACCTATATCAGTATCAAGACTTTGATGATAGCGATGGGCTATACCCTTGTGCGATGGAAACACAATGGTCTGTTAGAGATGAATATCTAGATATGACTCTTATACAGAGGTCATCAGATTTACTTGTAGCAAATGCTATCAACAAAATACAGTATGTTGCCCTACAGATGATGGTTGCCAGACATGTTGGGTTAAAGCCAGGAATATTTTGCCATTATGTGAATAATGTTCACATTTATGATAGACATATTGAACAGGCAGAAGAAATATTGAAGAGAGAACCTCAAGAAGATGGACACAAGATTAGGTTGGTCTTGAATCCAGAAAAGACTAATTTTTACGATTTTACCATAGAGGACTTTACTTTAGAAAATTATAACCCAGTAAAGCCTAACTTAAAATTTGAGTTAGCAATATAGGTGTTTTTATGATAGACAATATTTACATGATAGCAGCTATTACCAATAAATCAAGAGCAATAGGGTATAAAGGAGATTTGATGTATCACCTTAAAGATGACCTTAAGTATTTCAAAGAGACCACGCTAAATCACACCATTGTTTGTGGTAGAAAAACTTATTTGGGTTTACCAAAAAGACCTCTACCAGAGAGGATAAATATCGTCCTTACTAGAGAAGATTATAATTTTGACAACGCTCTTGTTTTACATTCTAAAAAAGAAGTCATTGAATATGCTTTATCTCATCCAGATAAGAAAATATTCATTTGTGGTGGAGATAATATTTATAGACAGTTTATAGATGTTGCTAGCAAATTATACATTACAGAAATAGACGAAAATAAAACATTTGAAGCAGATAGTTTCTTCCCCAAGATAGATTCTTCTGTTTGGAGAGTTAAATCAAGTTCCAATTATCTGGTATCTGATGAAGGTCATAGATACAGGTTCTTGGTTTATGAGAGAGTTAATTAAGGAGAAAAAATATGGATTATATTGAAAGAATGGAAAAAGAGTTAAATGATTTATTAACTAAGGCAGAAAAATTAGAGAAAGCTATAGATACTATTGCCACATTAGACAGAAAAGAATCTAATATGATGTATGCTCAGCTATATTTAATGGCAGGATATATTGATGTTTTATCAAAGAGGATTCAATATGCAAAAGAAAAAGAATCTAAGTAATTAAAATAAAGGAGAGAAAATTATGGCAAAGAAAACAATAAAATCATCAACAGCTAAAGGGAGATTAGAAAGAGTTGGACAGGAACTGGTATTCCAGGAACTAGATAAAAATGGTAATATCATTAATGAAATATCTGTCATGGACTTTGTAGATGATTACATAGGAGAATATGGAGTAACCATGAGTATTGGTTACGACAGAGAATTTTAATTAAGATAACAAAAGATATATAATATATTTGAAGGTAGTAACTTAGGTTGCTGCCTTCTTTCGTTATAAGAGAGAAAAAGGGAGAAAATTATGGAGAAAAAAGAAATTATAAATCTCATGTTAGGGAAACTCAATAGAGAAAATTCCGACTCATGGGAAGATATATCAAAGGCTACTGGTCTTAATTTTGCACCAGACCACTTAAGAAAGATGTCTTACGGTGTTAAATTATATGACGAATATCTTGAGGAAGAAGGCAGGAAGAATAGACAAGGCAAAGATGCTCAAGATATCGAAGAGAAACTTTTAGATTTAAAGAAAACTAGAAAGCAAATTCAAGATGAGAGAACTTTAGTCAACAAGAAAATTAGGGCTTTAGCAAGAGTCGAGGACTTCATAAACATAATGAGAGATGAATTAGAACTACTTGCTTATGAAAAACCTTTAGAAGTAACTAAAGTAGCAGACAATAAGGAATCTGAAAACACAGGAGTTTTGTTATTATCAGACATACATTACGGTCTAGGGATTGACTCACCTATTAATACCTATGACCCAGATATAGCAAAAGAAAGAATGAATTATGTGGTTAATGAGGTTACCAAATATTGCAATCTACATAAAATTAATCATCTATATATTTATGAGTTAGGTGATACTATATCGGGACATATACACAATAATTTAAGATTAGAAAACAGAATAAATGTAACTAATCAGGTCATTGGGGCTTCCGAAATGATATCTACTACCCTGTTTGAATTAGCAAAAAAAATAAATAAGATTACATTTACTATGGTTGAAGGAAATCATGATAGGTTGTTACCGAAAAAGGATGATAACTTAAATGAAGATAGCTTCTCTGCTCTAGTTCAAGAATTGATTATCCAGAGAACTAAGAATATATCTAACCTTACTATTATTCCGGCTATTGGGAAAACCTTTTCTTTGATTGATATAAAAGGATTTACTTGCGTTGGTGTTCATGGTGATAAGGATAAGCCCCAGGGTGTCATTGAGGGTTTGACAGCATTGACCGGAAAAGTTCCTGATTATGTATTTATGGGACATTTTCATAATGCCAATGAATTTACTGTAAATCAATCAGAAGTTTTGGTGAATGGGTCATTTAGTGGTACAGATGAGTATGCTTACAACATAAGAAAAAATTCAAAGCTAATTCAAAAATTCTTAGTGTTTAATGAAGATGGTAGATTATGTACTTATAACATAAATCTTAAAAATAAAGCTAATTAATATAGATGTTGGGCTATGCCCTTCATCCTAAGAATATCAAAATTTGGTGTTTTTAGGATGCTACCCAAATATTGTTTGGGTAGTTACATAATTTTTTCTCCCCTATGTGATGATGGGGAGCTATTCACTCCCCTATTTGCATAGAAAGGAAGTGAGAAAATGAAACAACAGTCAAGAGATAAAATAAATCCAGATTATTCCTCTATATCAAGATGTGGTTCTTGCAAGGAAGATAAGATAATGGCTGAATATTATTGGACTAATAATAGTGTCTATAATTCAGAAGGTTACTTCCCTATCTGCAAGACCTGTTTGACTAAAAGATATAGAGAATTGATTGCCATGTATGATGGTGATTATATATTTGCTTTAATGCACATCTGTTTAAACTTTGACTTCCCTTTTTATGTGGACTTTGCAAGAGAGGTAATTTCTAGCAAAGACCCTGTTCTTACATTCCCTAATTATATGGATGGAATAATGAACAAGGTAGGAAGAAAAGGTGCTTTTTCTAATAAGAAAGATACGATTGAATCGGTCAAAAAACTTATAGAAAAAGGTGGCGTCATTAGTGCTGGAATTGATGACGAAATAAATAAATTTAAAATTACAAAAGATATGATAAAAAGATGGGGAGAAAGTTATGATAAGGCTGACATATTCTTTTTAGAAAGTCAGTACAATGAGTTGTTGGAAACATTCTCTGGGTCTACAGTAATTGAAAAAAATCTATATAAACACTATTCTGAAAACGAACTTGCTATAAAAAAAGCAAGAGCAGCAGGTGAGCAAAAAATAGTAAATGATATTACAAACACCCAGCAGAAAATTATGAACGATGCAAAACTAAAACCTACACAAGATAATTCTGCTCAATCAGATGATATTTTAGTAGGAATGTTTATTAAAGGCATCACTGAAAATGCACCACTTATCACAAAAGATAGTAAGTGGGAAGATGTGGATGGAATAGGAGAACTAGTTCAGAAAGAAATGGTTTCCACTACATATAAATCCTTGGGGGTGCTTAAGTAGTGGCTAAGGATAAAAAGGAATGGGTTTTTCACTCAAAAACAAAAAAAAGAAGAACTATACTCTCAAATAAACAAGCTGCTTATAAAAAATCTCTTAAAGAATGGGTCGAATTTTGGAGAGAGAATCCTCACAGATTTGCTCAAGATTATCTAGGAATCAGATTAAAGTGGTTTCAAGAGATGATTATTTATGAATTTGATAAGAAAACCAACAGTATTTTTATAGGTACAAGAGGTGTGGGTAAATCATTTTTAACAGCGGTATTTGCTTGTTGTATGGCTATTCTCTACCCTAACTCAAAAATAGTTATAGTTTGTGCTACAAAGAGTCAGGCTATGGAACTAGTGAATTCAAAAATTGAAAAAGAGTTATGTGGCATATCAGTTATGCTTAGAAAAGAAATCAAAGAGTTTCAATCCAAGCAAGACCAAAAGATAGTAGCATTTAAAAATGGGTCTACGATTTTGGCTACAAACGCAAGTGTAAATCGTAGAGGTATAAGAGCAACAATCCTTATAGTTGATGAGGCTGTTCAGGTAGATAAAAATATACTTGAAAGTGTTTGTCAACCGTTCTTAAATAACATTCCTCAATATAGCTACAGAAGGAATCCGAAATGGAGCAATTATTCAGAGTATGAAAACAAGACTTTATACTTAACTTCTGCTTGGCTGAAAGCTCACTACTTCTACCGGGATTATTATTGCCCTTTTATAAAAAAGATGGCACAAGGGAAAGATACCTTTGTTATTAGTGTTCCTGTAGCAACCTCAATAAGAGAAGGATTAATAAGTGAGGCCAGAGTTGAAGAATTGAGAGAAACAATGGATGCAGTTAGTTTCCTTATGGAAACAGAGGCAGTATTCTTTGGTGAAAACTCTAATGCTTTCTTTAAGCTTGATGAGGTAGACAAGTGTAGAAAAATCACAAGTGTGTTTTACCCTCCAAGCTCTGCTCAATGGGTGGCAGAAAAAGATAAGAAAGTAAAGTCTTGGGATATTCCTAGAGAGAAAGGTGAAATAAGGATTCTTTCTTCGGATATAGCTCTACAGGCTGGAAAAGTGAATGACAACTCGATTTATAGTCTTGTTAGGCTAATTCCTAATGGTAAATCATGGAAAAAAGAACTTGTTTGTATGGAATCGTACAATGGGCTTCAAGCAGAGTTTCAAGCTTTAAGGTTAAAACAACTATTCTATGATTTTGGCTGTGATAGGATGATTATAGACGCTCATGGTATTGGTATGACAGTATTCAATGAGCTTAAGAAAGAAATATATGATAATGAAAGAGGAATAACTTATCCGGCATGGTGTTCTTATAATAGAGATGGGGATATAGATTTTGGTGAAATAGATGATTATGGGGCTATAGCTTTAATATATGCAATTAAGGCTTCTGCTGAATCTAATCATGAAATGGCTATTAAACTAAAATCAGACTTTTTAAGTGAAAAATTCCTACTTCCAGATAATGATATAAATGCAAAAGAATTGTTAAATAAAACTATTGGTTTATCTTCATTCTCTGGCGAAGAACAGGCAAGATATTTACTTCCGTTTACGCAGACCAATCTACTTGTTGGAGAGTTAGTGAATCTTGGTTATGATACCGTAAATGGGAAAATCAAAATTAAAGAAAAAAATACAGCAAGGAAAGATAGATACTCAAGTATAGCATATGCTGATTATTTATGTGAAACGATTATAGAAGAAAAAAAACAATCAGAGAAAAAAGTAGATGAATTTATATTCTTTTGTTAGAAAGGAAGTGAGAAAATGGAAGATAAAGAAAATGTAAAAGAAGAAAATCAAGAATCTATAAATAGAGCGATAGCAGATGAACATATTATGTTTGCTTCTAGGACAATGAATGAGTCTGGCATTAGAAGTATAGAAAATGCAAACAAGTCTTATTATAGACCAGCAAATATATCTTCTGCACAGTTAAGTAGATTACTAAACAATCCATCTTCAAATGTTTCTGCCCTACAAGATGTCTCGGTTAAGATGACTCAACTTAATGGTATGTTAAAAGAATTCATTAACTACAAATCCCTTATTCTAACACAAGACCACTACATCTACCCCACTGATAGTTTTAAATACAAAGATAAAGAGTCTATATGGAAAGATGAATTAAAGGTCGCTCAATACTTAGAAAAGTATGGAATTAAAACACTCAATAGGTGGTTAACTAAAAGATTATTGCAAAATGGCGAAGTTTACATCTATAAAAGAGAAACAAGAGATGGGATTTTCATTCAAGAAATACCTCATAAGATATGCAAAATGTTTGTTTTAGATGAATATGGTATTTTCAGATACGGTGTTGATATATCTAAAATATCAGACAAAGAGATAAATTACTTCCCAGAAGAAATCGCAAATGCTAAAGCAAGATTTAATACCACAAGTGATAAATCTAAATTGACTGATTTTGTGGGGAATTATTATATTGTTAGTGATAGCGGTGCAGCCTTTCAATTAAATCAATGGGAAAACAAAGGGCTTCCTTATTATCTACATTTATTTGCAGGATTAATGAATCTTTCAGATGCAGAAGCTTTAGATAATTTAAGTAATAAATTAGATAATTATAAATTGTTACACCATGAAATCTCAAAAGATAAAGATGGGAAGATGGTAATGGGGGCAGATGTCGTAGGTGCTTATCATCAGGCTATTAAAAGTGTGTTGCCAGAAGGGATTGCAATTGTATCAACTCCTATGGATTTAAAATCTATCCCACTAGGAGATAATAAATTAAAGACCTATGAACATTCGAACAATATAAAGAAAGCTGTATATGATAACGCAGGTATTTCTGATGATTTATTTAATGGTAACTCTAAAACTAATGAGTCCACCATCCTAAGTTCTATTATAGACACATTAGTTCCAATTGAGATACAAGGATTTTTGGAAAAATGGTTCAATTATGAACTTAGGCAAAAATTCAAAAAAGGTGGTTGGAGAGTTAAGTTCATAGAAACATCTTACTACAATAAGCAAAAAGCCATACAATCAGAAAGAGAAAATCTTGCTATTTATGGTTCTAAAAAGAAGTATTTGGCTACTCAAGGCTTTAGTCCTTTGGAAGCTTTAAATATACTACACAATGAGTCATTACTTGACTTGGAAGAATATATGCAACCTATGTTGACATCTCATACTATAAGTGGAGACGGTGGCAGACCTTCAAATACCGATAATCCAAATTCTACTTCTATAAGTGAACAAGGTGATTAGGAGGTTTTAAATGAAAATATATGTTGTATCAGAAGATAAAGACATTATGATTCAAGCTGGATATAAGCTATTAGTTGAATATCCACAAGAAAAATCTAATACATTATATTTGTTTCTAAATTTAGGAGATTATAATAAGATTCCAGAAGGAACAAAGAAAAAATTAGTTTATACTAATAAGCTATTCCTGTAGGGCTATTCACCCTACTTTTTTTATATTCAAAAATAATAAATTGGAGGTGCAGATTTGAAAAACAGAGTCAATATGAGTTGTTTGTTTTCACAGTCTACAGAACCAATTAGCTCAAATTTAGTCCCTGTAAAGTTAACATTGCTACATGATGACTTGAATAGAAACGCTTCAAGCATTGGCATAGATGTAATTAAAAAAGCAGAATCAAGTCTTAAGAATAAGCCAATATTGGCTTATATAAGGAAAGATGAAAACGGTGAATATGACTTTGCAGGACATGAAGTTGAAATCACTATTAATGATGAAGGTATTAAAACTACATATCTTGAAAGACCGGTAGGGATTATACCAGAATCTACTAAAGTGGAGTACATTTCAAAAGACGGAAAGATATACACTACTTGCACGGGATACATCTATAAAGATTACTCAAATGAAACACTTGAACTAATAGAAAAAACTAATGGTAAATGTGTGAGTGTAGAACTTTCTGTTGAGGATGGACATATTGACATGGATTCGATATTCCATATTACAGAGTTCAACTATCTAGGAGTAACAATCTTATCTGATAGTCGCACTCCTGGAATGGACGAGAATTGTAGAATAGAGCTTTTTGGTAATCTTGAGGATTATGAAGAATTTATAAATCAAGCAAAAAATGATGTGTTCTCTTTTGAACAAAATGAACCACAGCCTGTTGAACCAACTTCTGAACCAACACCAGATGAGCCAATTACAGAACCAAATGAACCAACGATAGAACCTACTGTTGAACCAAATGAACCTGTGGTTGAGCCAGTTGTTGAACCAGAAGAACCAAATGAGCCAGCAGAACCTACTGTTGAACCAAATGAACCTGTGGTTGAGCCAGAGCCAACAGCAAACAAGGAAGATTATTCTATTTTCAACGAACTGTTTGATACTGAGATAAAATCACTTGATGAATTAAAGGAAATATTTATCTCTACGATACAAGGACTTAGAGATGAGATTAATTCACTTGAAGCATATAAGCAAATTAATGAGAAAAATAAGAGAGAACATGATGTGTTTGAACTATTAGAAAAATTTGCTATTGAAGACAGCTTGGTTGAAGAGTTGAAGAATAAAGCTCTTAACTTTGAAATTGAGGTTTCTGACCTTGAAAGAGAATTATATGTTATAGCTGGAAAAATAGCTATGAATAAAAAAGATAAGACAAATTTTACTTTTAATGGAATTACATTGAAAGATAATAATACTAAAAATACCAAACAAGAACAGCTTTACAATGGGTTATTGGATGGTGTTCTTGGATATAAATAATAAATTTTACGGAGGTAATAATAATGGCATTAATAAATATAACAAAAAATCCATTTTCAGAGCCAATTTCAGGTAGGTTTCAAGAGCAAACTCCAACTAAAAATGGTGCGTTTGTAGCAATAACAAAATCTGCTACTGAAAAAGAACTTGATGTTTTTGATATTGGAAAACTGAAAGCAAAAAATCTTGAAATAGGGGTAATAGCAGAATCATTCCATCCATACGCTGGAAATGAAAGAGAAATAGATATGATGGTTGAAAATGGGAGAATCTATAGGGTAATTCCTATTAAGCATGGTATCGAGATTGCTGTTTCAGAAGAATTTGTAAAAAACACAGTTGCTATTGGTGATACGGTTAAGCCTGTTGCTAATTCTCACCAGGTAGAAAAATCTGCTGATGGAACAGACGCTATTGGTTATGTAATTGGTAAGCCAGTACTTAATGGGCAGAAGTCTGTTGAAATAAGATTTATATAATTTAGTGAGGTGATATAGATATGAATAAGGATTTAAAAGCTTTAGCGTTAGATATTTATAATAAGAAAATCCAGACATTTACTAAAGAAGATGGTAAAGTCATAGATGCAAATGACGCATTAAGAGAATTGTTTAATGAAAAGACTGGTGGAGAAAGAACTCCTAGGGCTTTCAACAAGATAAAAGACGAGTTTTATGAGATACTTGAAGTCCTAGTTACAGAGGGTACATCTACTGTAACTAGAGAAGCCTACAAGGATGTCATGATGATTAAGGATACAGCCTATGGAGAAAAACCAGAATTTATAGCAGAAATACCAAATTTATTCGATGTATCTGTTGTTGCTGGTTCAAATGATAATGTTAGAAGACAGAGGGTTTTTAACGACCACATTCCAACAATACCTTTTAATCTAGAATTAAAAGTTTATACTGAATATGATGCATTTATGCTAGGAAGAATAGACTTAACTGCATTGGTTGACAAGGTCATAGCTTCTTTTAATAAGGCTGTTGGTGAAAAAATAGGTCTAGCCTTCTCTGCTGCTTATGATGAATTTTTAGCTGCTGATTTCAAGGTTACTCATACTACAGTAGACGAAGCAAAATTGCTAGAGCTATGTGAGAAGGTTGGTAATGGGGCTGTTATATATGGTTCTAAACTTGCTCTTTCTAAAATACCTTCAATAAGTAATTATGTTGGAGATGCAGATGATATCAAAAATGTTGGTTATGTTAGACAGTTCAAGGGAGTTAAGTGTATTGAACTAGAAAATGTTTACAATAAGAATACTAAGAAGTTTGCAATAGATAATAATGTTCTATTCGTTATCCCTAATGGAGACAAAATCATATACGGTGGTTTTGAAGGAGATGCTTTTGTAAACGACCAGCTAGGAAATACAACTGGTAGACTTGACAGACAGTTAGAATTGACATATGGAAGGCTATTCCATTTAGGTGTTGGCGTAAGTAACAATTATGGTGCTTACAAGATAGCTTAATTTTTAGTTTTTTATGGGGAGTATTGCTACTCCCCCTTTTATATAAAAGGTAAGGAGAAAAATTATGGCAAAAATAATAAGAAAAGCAATAAAGAGTTCAACTGGAAAGAATCCAAAATCTGCTGAAATCAAGAGATGGTTAAATGAGAATGAGGATTTTATAACAGTTGAATTGATAAATTTAACAACAGGAACAGCTTGTTTCACAGACCCTAGGACAAGAGAGCTTTTTGAGTGGAGCTTAAGTGGAGACACAAAAATTGTCAGTCTTAAAACTGTACTTACAATGTTGGGTGCCTCTAAAGAAATGCTTAGGTCTTTATCTCTAGGCATTATTGGACTATACAACACTAATGATGAGTATACTTTTGAAGAAATAATCGATACTTTAGGTTTAGATTTTGCTTATGCCCCATTTGATTACGAAGTCGCAAATATTGATGGAATGATAATAGACTCTACCTTGGATGAATTTAGTGAATTTTGTGATAAGCTGTCAATTCCTATCATTAATTTGATTTTTTCAAGATATCACTATCTTAAGAAAGAAGGAGAAATAAATGATAGGAATAAGGAAAATATTCTTGCAAACATAACTGGAAAAGGATATTTATTTGAAGTATTTTAATATTTGAGGAGGTTTGCATGACAAAAGTAGAATGTGTTTATGATATTTTTCTTTCTCAAATAGATGACGAATTATTCGCTTTACTAAGACCAGAAGTCGCAAGACGAGAATTACATAAATACTTGATAGGTTCTATATCTAAATTCAATACTTGTAAGAAAGATTTAACAGTATTAGATTATGCTTTTTCTGAAATGGAAATAGAATTAGGAGAAGATACAGTAGATATACCACAAGACCATTTAGAAGGTATTGAAATCATAGGTGAGCAAACAGGAATAGAATATAAAAAAGGAATAGACTGGAATTTAAATTCTAACACAATTGAGTTTGATATCCCAGTAGCAGAACCTTGTAAAATACACTTCTATAACAATGGGTATATTGAATCTGATTTAACTCATAAAGAGATATTTATTTTGGCAGAAGGCATGATTTTTTATTGGTTACATCCTAAGTTAAATAGAGAAGATAATCTTAAGCATTTGGTAACAGATAGTGATTTTAAAAAGCTTTCCAACGCTAATATGTTAGATAAGGTAATTAAACTATATGAAAATACTAAAAGAAGTTTAGAATTAGATATTATAGAATACTCATACATGAATATTGGGGGTTTTAACTAATGACTTGCCAATTAGGATATATGAATGACTACCAAAATAGAATTCTTAGGAATAATACCTTAAAATCATTAAAAGATGTTGAACTACAGAGAGCAAAAGATGGTTTTAAAAAATATTTAGAATCATCCGTTACTGCCAGAGAATTAAAAGTTACAGATATTGATGAGGTTTGTATAACCAATAAGACAAAAACAGCTCTAATAGCAGTAAACGATATTGCAAACAATGATGACACATCTCTTGATGAAAAAGAAATATTCACAGAATTGGACTTAAATGTTGGAGTTGGATGTTATGTGAGATTTGACGGTTGCGACTGGCTAATAACTTTTCAAGAGCATCAACCTATAGGTGCTAAAAAACACTTTATAATGAGAAGATGTAACAACTATTTCTCCGTCAAATATGAAGGTGAGATTTATAAGATACCAACATCTGTTGAAAACCTAACAATGTATTCAGATGGTGTTGCAGATGGATTATTTATGTCTTACATGGACTCTAAGAAGCAGATATGGTATGGGTCAAATCCCATAACTAGAAGTCTAGGAGAAGGATTTAGAATCCTGCTTACTCATAGGACTGCTTTTAGAATAACTCATATAAATGATTTTGAATACAACGGGCTTATAAAATCTCTGGTATTGCAGACCGCAATAATAAAAGGTGATGACTCCTCTACTCTACTAGCCAATAATGAGAAGTATTATAACGGTAGGTATGCAGAAAATAATGAGGAAACTCCAGAAGTTCCGCTTGATAAGATTCAAGGAGAAACTAAAGTTATTATTGGAGAAGAATCAGAGTATACGATAAAGCTATCTAGTAAACATAAAGCTGTTAGATGGGAAATAAAAAATACGGAAGCATTTACTTTGGTATCACAAACAGAATCAAATATTGTTCTTAGAGGTTCTTTTGATTTTAGACTTATAGGGCAAAAAGTCAAATTAAGTGCCTATGACCTTACCTCTAATGAATTGATTGACGAGATAACAGTTACATTGAGGAGGTAGCCATGGCATTAATAGGATATTCCAATAAAGTTACTGCGGACATCTACTCCAAGATAATGAGTAACGAAAACATAGTCAAACTTCTTTATTATAATAATGTATTAGATACAGATATTGATGAACTACCAAATGTCAAGAATCCTGTGAGGGAGTTGAAGAATAAGGTTTTCATGAACAGAAGAATTGAACAATTGCAGAGAGAGTCTGATATCATGATGAGCGTAAGTATTTACAGTAAGGAAAACTGGAAAGAAATGGGGCATACTCATGATAAAACGCTAAAGAACATCATTGAAATTGGTGTTTGCGGTCATCAGGCTTGTGATGATACTATTAATGGCTCAAGAGTGTTGGCAATAATAGAATTAGTAATTGGGCTTTTGACTGGTCTTGGGGTTGAAAGTATAGGTCAGGTTAATTTCTTAAATATGTATAAGACAAAAGATTTGCCAATTGAATACAATGGTTACTTAATGTATTTTAGAACAGATAACATAAACAAAGGTGAATAATGATAGAAAATAAATTAGTAACTGGTTTAGATATAGATTTATCAACATACGATTTAGGAATTATCAAACAACCTACTATCAAACAATTAGTTGAACTTCCATTTGGTGATTCTGAAATGTTATCCCCTTTCATAATGATTGAGCAATATTACAAGCAAGTTTATGAAAGTCTTGACACTAATGAGGATTTAGTTAATTTTTCCAGAATAGATTGTCTGATTCCTCTTGAACAAATGTCGAGAGGTATGATAGCAGAAGAATATGAAAAGGATAAGCAGATACATTTTAATGATATATATATAGAAAGGAAGAAAAGATTTAGTTTTTTAGATATATATATTACTATGTTAATGCTTTTTTTTGATTGCAATGAAAAAGACATTTCTATTGGTGTTGAAGATGGGCGTACTATTATAGTTATTAAGAATAAAGCTATAATTAGTAAAGATAATATTCAGATTTTAAACAAGGTTATACTAAAATTCTTCGATATAGACATAAAGACTTTGCTAGAAAGTAAAGAAGATGAATGGCAAGAAAACAATGGTAGTGATAGAGAAAGAGAATTAATAAAAAAGTTTAAAGAGAAAGAAAAAAAAAGACGAGAAAAGAATACTATGCACTTATGCGATTATATCAATATCGTGGTACATCATGATAATAGAGATTATAAAGAGGTTTTAGATTGGACTTATTACCAACTACTCTCTACTGTTAAAATAGGCAGATTAAAAGATAACTCTGATATTGGTATTAAGATAGTAACTACTGGCATGAGCGGACTATCTTTAGAAAGCATAGTTGATTGGCAAAAAGAATCAAAGCTAGATATAGACAACTCTATTTATTAGGGTTGTTTTTTATATACAAAAAATTTATTAAAGAAAGAGGTAATACAATGAAATTTGCAATAAAAGACGCTGCGAATATATTAATGATTGATAATGTTACTAAATTACCATTCTTATATTCAGAAGATGCGAATACTTTTGAATTGAAATTATCTGCTGATTCAGTTTACGCAAAAGCAAAGGGAGCTAAATCTATAGCCTTCTCTGGTGAAGATACTGCAGAATTAAAGATGGAATTTGAAGTTATTCAGTTTAAGCACTTGGCAATAATGGCTGCTTCTGATGTTGAAACTGTAGCAAAGCAAAAGGTAGGTCTATTTAAGAAAGTTACTGTAGGTGCTGATAAAAAGGCAAAACTTAACAAGATTAAGGTTGTAGAAGGTTCTGTATCTGCATTTAAGGTAGACCCTGTTGACGGTCAGGAAATAATCGGAAAAGACCTTAAGTTAACTGCAAATGTAGTAGGTGCAGATACAGAAATTAACTTTACTACTGATGAAACAGTAAAGGAAAATGACCTTGTATTGGTATATTACATGGAAGAAAAAGCCAACATTAAGTTGATTAAATTCTCAACTAAGGATATCGCTCCTAACTTTAAGATAGAAGCTGATGTCGCAGCAAAAACTTATGAAGGTAAGATGATGGCACTTCACTTAACTATACCTAATTCAAAGGCTAAGAAGAATGCAGAACTATCTCTATCTACAGATAACCCATCTAAATTCCCTATGGAACTAGATATATTCCCAGATAGAGAAGGTCATTATGTTTATCTAACATTTATAGATGACTCTAATGCATCAGCAGCTTCTCTTGCTGCCAGACTAGACCCAGGCATTAAGATGGAAAAATAGTCAAAAGTAATAATATCCCCTACCCTATTTTTGGGTAGGGTAATTTTTTTTGACCTTTTTGAACTTTTATTCGTATTTCTGATAAGAGTTCAGAGATTGGAATAAGATTTCAAAGTGAGGTGATGTGGATGATATTTCATTCTGATGAATTTATTTTTGATGGAAGAAATTCAAGAACGGAAGGAATTGCACTTGTAAATACTACAGATAGTGAGATTCTAATGGATTATGGTATACCATTCTCTAATAAGATTAAAGCAGAAAGTTCTTTTGGAGGAAATCCATTTTATGTACATGAGGATTCTACCCCAGAACCAATAACTATAGAATTTTGCCTACTTGAAAATGATAATATAGGGGCAATTTGGACAGAAGAATGGGAAGAAAGAATTTTGGCATGGTTAGTTCAAGATAAGTTTTGTGAATTTCAATCTTATGATTATCCAGACTTATATTACTATTTTATAGCGACCAAGGTAACAAAAAAAAGGAATCATGAGTTAAGAGGTATTTTGGAAATAGAATTTCAACCCTATTATAAACATCCTATAAAAAAAATAAGGAAAAAGGTCAATGTTGTGGATGAGGTTTTAGTAAATATAAACAATACTTCTCTTGGTAACAAAATCAATTATCCGATTATGAAAATTAAAGCAACGAAAGACGGAGATTTAACAATAATTAATGAGTCATTAAAAGATAAGCCTCCTCTCAAAATCATAGGACTTAAAGAAGGACAAGAGTTAGTTATTGATAATTCCATGTATATTGTTTCAGATACAGATGGCAATAATTTATTTCATATGGTTAATAGAAATTGGCTAGGAATCAAGCAAGGCAAAAATAATATTAAGATTACTGGAAATGCAAGAGTAGAAATTCAATGTAATTTAGAAATTAGAGTTTAAGAAAAAGGAGAAAAGATTATGGAAAAAGTAAAATTAAGCAAATTAAATAAAGTTGAGGAATATAAGGCAATTATACCTATTATGGGCGCAGATGAAACAGAATATGTTTATATATTAAATCCTAATATTGAAAACATAGAGCCTTTATTTAATCATTTTAATGAAGTTTTAAATGGGAAAGATGAGGATACAAATGAGGTCTTTAAATTACTTTTAGATAATTTTACAAACATAGAAGTAGATGACGAGATTAATCTTGACACGAAAGATATAGTGTTATCGGAAGTAATTTTACATTTGACTATAATTTGGAATCAATGTCTCAATATATATAATTTGCTACTTATAAATGAACAGATTGAGGAAAATGTAGCAAATAATAAATTAGAATTAAACAATCTTATGGAAGATATAGAAGAATTAAAGGAAAATAAAGAGGAAAATTAGGTGATATAAATGGTTTTCGATTCTATAGAAGCTTGTGAAGCTCATATAAGAAAATGTATGGAACAAACAGCTCATTTTATGGCAACAGAAGGTAAGAAGGAAGGCAAAAGGATATTAACATCTCAAGTAGATGGGATAACAGGACAGCTATTTAATGCTGTCCAGATTCTTTCAGCCTCCTCTTCCCTAATAGAAATAGGGATAGAAAATACCGGTAGCCCAGCATTAGGTTCTTGGCAATCGGTGTTAAAAAAAGGCAGACCGGCTTTCTTCCCTATGGATGGTCTTGAAACTGGAGGTACTTGGGCAGGGTCAAGATTCGGTCATAAAAAGACTCACATTATGGCAGAATGGAACTCTTGGGCTGGTAGCCAATGGAAAAATTTATTTTTGTCTAAAATGCAATCTTTAGGAGTTCCAATAAGTTAATAAGGTGGTGATAATTTGGCAGAATATAGAATTAGGTCTAGTTTAGACCTTAGTACGGATGAAGCAAAGGCTAAACTGAAAGCCTTAGAAAACGGAAATCTTAAAAAGAAATTAGAGCTTGATGTGTCTAATGCCAATAAAAATCTAAATAAACAACTTAAAGAAGGCCTAAGGTCAGAAAAAGATACTCTTAGCAAAATAAGTAAATCAAAAACAAAAACACTAGATGATTTACATAGAAAAAGATTAAGACAAGAAGCCGAATATCAAAAAGCAGTTACTCAAGCTGAAAAAAGAAGTGCCTTAGAAAAGCTTAGAGCAACAGAAAAAAGTATTAAGGCAGAAGGTGAAAGACTAGCTAAGAACGGAAAGAATTATGCTAGTTATGTAAATGCTTTAAATCGTGGGTTCAATTTTGATAAAAGCACTCAATCTCTAGCTAAAGGGTTTGCTAAAGCAGAACAATCTGCTCAAAAAATTGCAAGAACTATAAATTCTTTTGAGAATCCTCTTGCCAAATCTTTCAAGACTGATGCCAATAAAATAAACAATCAAATACTAAGAAGTATAAACAAAGGAGATATGACATCTTCTAATCTTAGAAATAATGAAAGAAGAATAAACTCCTTATCAAATTATGTAAGTAAAATATCTCAATTAGATAAAATAGAGGGAAAAACAAATAGAAGATTTGCAAAAATAAGCGATGGATTAAGTGGATTTTCTAATATTGCAACTCAACAAAGAGCTGAATCTATATCTTCTAACCTATCTAATAGATTTAATAATATAAAACCTGCAAACATTAATGGCACTACAAGAGCCTTAAAATCATTCAATAGTGAGTTAGGCAATGTAGAGACTCAAACAAGGGGTTTGAGAAAGCTAGACAACCTAACCAATAGACTATCTGCATTTGAAAACAATCTTAAGCCTAGACAAATAAACAAGTACAGAAAAGCAATAGTCGATTTGTCTAATGCCAAAGATGTTGGTTCTGGTAATTACATGGGCAGATTAAAAGCTTTAGATACCCAGATGACCGTAGCAAGTAGATATAGAAATTCAGTAGATAGGTTTAGAAATGACTTTAGAAGTTCTTTCTTAGGTACATCTGTTGGGTATCTGGCAGGAGCAGCCTTAAGACATCAGTTAGGTGCTATAGCACAAACATACAAAGAATTAGACGCTTCCATGACTAATGTAAAGAAGGTTGCGGATGCTGCGGATGTCAAAACAAAGAAGCAACTAAAAGATATCCAAAGTTGGGCAATATCAACTGGTAAACAGGTAGGTATGAGTTCAGCAGACTTACAAAATTCATTGGCCACTTCTATTCAGTCTGGTATGGGTGACATGAAATCATCTATGGCAGTTGCAAGAAAGTCTATGATACTTGCTAATGTCGGTGATATGAACAAAGATGAAGCCACTAGAGCCATCAATACTCTAGTCAAGGCTTTTGGGTTAACTCCTCTAGCAAAAGTAAGAAAAGGTGTTCATGGAATTACCAAGGAAACAAATCAACTATCTGATGCTTTAGATAAGATAAATTATGTCGGTAACAACTACGCAATTTCATCAGCAGGTGTTGCAAATGCAATCCAAAATGGTGGTACAGTATTAGCTAACTATGGTGTTAGTTTAGCAGACTCAATTGGTCTGATTACAGCAGCCAATGAACCACTCCAAGACCCTAAAAAAGTTGGTAATGGTTTAAAATCTATTGCAATCAACTTCGCAGGTATGGCAGCAAGTGCTAAAGATGGGCAATTAGGCTTAAATAAAACAGCAAAAGCTTTAAAGAATATAGCCGGGATTGATGTTTATAAAGACAAAGCTAAAGGTCAGCTTAAAAATATGGTTCAGCTGTTAGATGAACTACACCCTAAATGGAGCCGATTAACGGACGACCAAAGGGCTGGTCTTTCAGAAGCTATTGCAGGAAAACATAGAGCTAATGTGTTCCAGGCTTTAATGGGGAACTATGAGCAATTCAAAAAAATAAGAAAAGAATTTGCTAGTGGTGATGACTTTAATTCAGCAGAAATAGAAAATGCAAAGTATGTAAATTCTATAGCTGGTAAATTAAACAAGCTTAAGGAAACTATGACTTCTGTTAGTACCACTCTTGTAGGTACTGATATGGTTAAAGGTGGTTTAGATGGCTTAATCGGTTTTGGTGAAGGACTTGAAAAAGTCATTAAATGGGCTGACAAAGCTAATGTATCTATCCCACTATTGATGACTGGTTTAGCAGGAATTAGAGGTCTATTTAAAGGGCTTAAGACCCCTATTAAAGAATATGAAGAACTTCTTTATGGTAGTGGTAAAGCTAGCTCTAAATCAGAAAAGGGTTCTTTGTGGGGAAGAATATCTGATTATGCCAACAGAAATGTAAAAGCTAAAGAGGACATGGCTTCCCTCCAACCAAAAACTAGAAAAAAAGCTACAGACAGAGGTAAAAAAGATTTCTCTAATGCTTCTATTATAGATTTAACAAGTAGAAAGCAAGATGGTTTAAATGAAAAACTTAAGGCTGGAGAAAAAATAAATAGGAAGCACGCTGATTCTGTAGAGAAAACCGCAAAAGTCAGAAAAAAGGCAACTAGAACTATTGATAATACTGCTCTTTCATTTAAATCTATGGGAGAAAAGTTAGGGTCTAGTGAGACAAAAATTAAGACTGCGGGTGTTGCGGTAAAAGAACTAGGAAAATCTTTTGCTGGGGCTTTAAGTGGTGCTTTAATCGGTACTGCTGTCATGGGTGTTGCTTCTATTGCTATTAGCAAAGGTATTGAATTAGGTGCTAAAGCGTGGGATAATTATGCACATGGTATAGAAAACGCAAAGAATAAAGCTATAGAACATAGGGATTCCTTAATTGCACAAGGCAAGACTATTCAAGAAAACTCTGCTTTTGTTAAGCAGAACGCTAAAGAGATAGATACAATTGCTCAAAAACAAAGACAGTATTCTAAGATGGATAAAGCTAAAATGTCAGCAGACCAATTAGCTGATATGCAAAGAGTCAATCAGATGGCTCAAGTTTTAGCTGAAAAATTCCCTACTCTAGTATCTGGATATGATAAAGAAGGTAATCCTTTATTATCAATGTCTACAAATGCAGATACTCTGATTAAGAAATTAGATATAGCTAATAGAAAGCAAAAGAGTTTAATTGATTCAGATAACAGAACTATATTCTCTAAAAACTCTTTATTAGTTAACCAGGGAGAAAAAGCTGGTCTTAAGGGTGGTCTTTTAAAAGAAATTGCAGAATTTAGCAAGAATGATAAATACTTAGGATTAACTAGCTCTCAAACTGGTAAAAAACTTCCTTACGCCTCTAAGATGGAAGAAATTTTCGGACAAACATTTAAGGGAGTTGAAAAGTTCTCCGCAGGAAGAAAGAGATTTAATGAGGAATATCAGAAGTATGAAAATGAAGCCAACGCAAGATATGAAAAATGGAACGCTTTAGCTGAAAAATATGATAAAGCTAATTCCCAAAACGCATCTACTGCTCTTACAGAACTAGCTGATAGAAAAGCTTTTAAAAATCTTAAGGAAGATAGAAAAGAAGCTATATCTGAATTAAGTTCTATACTTCAATGGGGTAAATCTAAAAATCTTCAAGGTGATTTAAGCCAAATGATAAACCTTGGCAATAAGGTATCCCCTAATAAGATTAAAGAATGGAATAAAGAGTTACAAAAACTTAATGATACTTATAAGTTAGATAAGGATTATAAGGCTTATTCAGATGGAATTGATAAGATAGCTGAAAAAATGTCTAAAGCAGCAGGTTCTGGTTCTGCTAAATCTTGGGCTGATAGACTCAAAGATATAAATAGAGGGTATCAATCACTAGATGAAAAGTTAGAAACTGAATACATGAAAAGACATGGTGCAAAACCATCAGACATGGAATTTGGTACAGAGGGTCAAAAAGCTTACGCAGACAAAATACAACAAAGATATAGAGCTATCAAGGAAAATTTTGATGGCTTGATGAAGGCTGAAAATAAATATGACACTTTAGCTGTTTGGGAACAAATAGCAAATAGTGATGCTCTACCTACATACTTAAAAAACATAGGTAGAGAACTTAATAAAAATAAGGTCTATTCAGAAGATGCCCAAATGGGTATGGCTAAGATGTTAAATGTCTTAGAAAATGTTGATTCAACCAGCTTATCTGGGCAAGCTAAAATGTCTAAATTCTTTAAAGATTTACAGAATTGGGATGGTAAAAGCGATATCAAATTGCCTACTGGAGATATTTTAAAGGCAAATGAAGTTCTTTCTTTGTACAATAATAATCTACAAAAAGTTAGACAATCTGGTAAAGATATGGAAGCTGAAAGTAAAAGCGAGTCTAAATTTAAAGCTCATTTTGACAATATAGATAAATTTTATAAAGATAAAAAGATTGAGATTCCTATAGAGCTTAAAACCAAATTTGCAAACCTTGACTTAACTGAAAAGCAGTTGCAAAACATGGAAAATTCAGTAAAGAACCTTGGGTTGAATAATGAACAAGGAAATATCTTTAGAGATAATTCAGCTAGATACTGGAAAAATGCTAAAAATGAAACAGATTTTTGGCAGAATTATTCAAAATCAACTACTGCATTAAGAGAAGGTCTTGAAAATGGACTTACTCCAGTAACTAATAAGATGGCTCAATTTAACCCTTATATTAAAGAAGCTACAGAAAACTTTGGGAAACTAAAAGACAAGGGACTAGAGTTCTCTAAGAGCATACAATCTCAAGGTGAATGGGATTCGTGGTTAAGAAAGTTTGGTTCTTTAGGTACTGGATTACAAGGTCTTGTGAATAAATATGGTATGGATATTCAAAGTATGAACTCCATGCAAGGTATTTATAAGAGCGGAAAAGAACTAGGACTTAGTGATGAAAAGATAACTAAGACTATAGATTTTATTGTGAACCAAGAGGGCGTAGAAGGTCTTAATGAGATAGCTGGTGTTATTAATAATATTCCTAATTCTACAACAAAGCAGCTTATTTTTGAAGCTATAAATGGGCAACATGGTGCGGAAGTATTAAATGAGATTCAGATGATTAACTCTTCTATTCCAGACCAAACTGTTAAGAATATAGTTCTTAATGCTGTTGCAAACACAGATGCTTTTAAGAATGGTAGCCTTACAAGTATGGTAGATGTGTGGAACGCTCTGCCAGATGATGTTCAGAAGACTCTCACATTTAATGTTGATACTGGGGAAATAAGCAAAGCTACAGACGCTTTAAATTCTCTAACAGCTGGTGGATTGGCAACAAAATTAGATGTAGATGCAGATACCGGCAAAGCAACAAAAAAGATTGATAGTGCTACAAAAAATAAAAAAGGTAAAATTGAAGTTGAGGCAGATGTAAGTAAAGCAGAAAATACTATGAGGAGATTTAGTGTAGAAAATAAAAATCTACCTAAAGTACAACTTAGTGGAGTTGGTTCTACCAATATTCAAATGCCTACAAAACAGCTTGAAATGAATGCTACTGCTAAATTCACAATGCCTAAATTACCAGACATAAAAGGTTTACTTAAGGGGCAACTTAAATCTTTATCTATCCCTATTACATTTAATACAGTTACTGGTGGTGTATTAGGGGCTATTTCAAGGGTAAAAGGAGTAATTAAAAGTCTTAAAGGAAAAAATATTACCCTTAATGCCAACGACCAAGCTAGTGGTAAAGCTTACTCTGTAGCAGGTGCGGTTCGTAGTATCCCATCTGGAAAAACTGTTGTGTTGAGAGCAATAGATAAAGCTAGAGGTGTAATAAGTAGTGCTTTGGCTGCATTAAGTTCTTTCGGAGGAACAAAATCAGCAACAGTTGTTGTGAACAAAAAAGAAATCGTAACCAAGAGTATACGAAGTATATTTGATGCTGTAAAAGAAAAAATAAATTCAAATAGAAGGCTTAATAGCTTAAGAAAAAGTGGACATACATCTTTACCAATTAGCATGGATAAAACGGTTGCAAGACCAAAGAATACTCAACTAAATCCCCTTATTGGAACACCAATATCTTCTGGGGGGACAACAAGTATTCATGGTAGTGGGCTGGCTACAATACAATCTTCTAGTAACCCTTTTAGTTCACTAGGTCAAGCAATTGCTGATGATTATATCACGCAGGTTCAATCTTTTAATTTAAAAGTTTTAAATGGATATCTATATAAACAGATAACATATGTAGATAAATTAAAATATTCATTAAAAGATGTGGCAGATGGATTCAGGGAAAGTGTTGACATCCTTGCTGAATTTGAAAGAGCTTTATCCAGAATTGAACAAGCCACGAAAAAGATAGATTTGAAACTTCAAAGAGCTAGAGGTACTCAAAAACTATCTTTACTTGATTTGCAAAGACACCAATTTAGAGAATATAAAAGAAGGTTAAATAACGAATTACCTACTGTTATACAAAAAAGAGATTGGGAAAGAAGTGAATTAAGGAAGAAAGGTGTTCAGTTTGCCAAAGATGGAACTTTAACTGCTAATGGGTTTGCTATGAAGTTAAAGTGGAAAAAAGAAGAAGCTGAAATAGATAAAAAGTTAGAAAAAGCAAAAGATAAAGAGAAAAAGAAACTTGAGGAAAAGAAAAAACTTCTTGCCGACAATCTTAGACTATTAGAAGCTTATGAGCAATCCGTAGATAAGATAGCTGATATAGATTATAAGATGGAAGAAATGGACTCCAAGATTAGTAATAATGTTGACGAAAAGGAAAAAGTTTCTATAGAGGCTTGGGGTGAGAATTTTGACGCAGTAACTAGAATTATGGAAAATAATACTAGAAAAATATCTGATTCTTTAAGTATCTTAGATATAAAGTTCAGGTATGCTTTCGGTACTGACAGACTTAATATTTTAGATTCTCAAATCCGTAAGTATGAAGAAATGCAAGCACAACTAGAAAGCAATGTAAATGCCTTAAATAACCTAAAAGACAATTTGAAGACCAAGCTTTCTGGGTATGGATTCAAATTTGATGGAGACAATATATCAAATTATCAAGAAGTTATAAATAAATTAAACAATACTTCTACTCTATATGGAGAGATTAAAGGATTAGCAGAAAAATACTTTGATATAACTGAAAACAGACTTCCCTCTATAACAAAAGAGTGGGAAGAACATAACTCAAAAATCAAAGATGCTAATAAGACAAAGTTAGAGGATGCTAAATCTATTGAAGAAAAGATAATGTCTATGTTGAAAAAGTCATCAGAAGACAAAATCAAGATGATAGAAAAAGAAGTAGATGCAAGAAAAGAGCTTATTGATAAGAGAAAAGAAGAATTTAATGCTGCTAGAAAAGAAGCTGATTACCAGGATGATATAGCTGAAAAAACTAAAGAACTTGAATCTTTAAGAAAGAAACTAAATATCTATTCAAGAGATACTTCACAAAAAGGTCAAAAAGAGTATCAAAAACTACAAGAGGAATATGATAAGAAGTCGAAAGATTTAAGGAAAACAGTAGATAACCACTCTGCTGACGCAGTATTAAAGAGTTTCGATGATGACGCAAAAAGACTTGATAATAAACTTAAACAAGCTAAAGAACAACAGGATGACCCTAATGAAGATAATAAGTTAAGACAAAAAGCCCTGCAAGCAATAACGACAGGTGTTGTTGACATTAATGGCACTATGGTAGACCTAAAGAACGCCTTGATAGATTATATGAATCAATATGAAGGTGGCTTAGGCTCAATGGGGGCTTATGATAAGGCTGAAATGTTATCTAAGTTGGAAAATGCAAGAAAAGTTCCTGGTAATTATTCTAATATCTTGGATAGAATTGGAATACATGGAGATTTGAATACAGGCTTTATCCAATATGATAAATTTAGAGAAATTGCAAGTAAGAGTAACACTAACTCTGTAACTCAACATATTGGGTCTTTAGTTACTATAAATGGAAACATTAATGAAAGTTTTGAAAGCAAAGTCTTGAAGATAGTACAAGAAGAAATGAGAAAGAACAACAAAAATATAATTGGGAACATGGGATAGGGAAACCTATCCCCTACCCTTTTATACTAAGAAAGTTGGTGATTTTTATAATAGATAGAAAAATACAACTGGATTCAAAAAAGATAGACTACACAGTTATTCTAAAGACAATTAGTGGGAAACCATTAGGGCAAATCCCACAAAATGCAATAATGGAAATTTCTAAAGATATAAACTCAATAGGGTCTATTAGTTTAAAAATACCTAGATTTTATATGGATTTATTAACTTTTGAACAAAAAACTTACCCTTTATTTAAAGAAATAAAGAATGAAAGACAAATTGAGGTTAATAATTCCGAAGTATTCGTCATTAAATCTATAGAGGTAAGTAATGAAGAATCTATAGAAATAAAAGCTAAATCTAGGGAAGTTCGTTTAAAAAACATAGATATGGAATTAGAGGATGTTTCCTACTCTCTTGTAGATAAGAGTGATAAAAAAGACCAAATATGCTTATCTGATTATCTAAAAGAAGAAACCGGATGGACTATACAAGCCACAGATTTAGTTAGGTATGAATTTCCAGCAGACCCATATATAGAAAGATACAAAAGAATATTGGTTAATCTAAAAAAAAGGACAGAGATAGATGAGTCGCATGAGCAATATCTTTTAAAAACTAAACAGATTCATGATTTAATTGAGAAAGATAAAAAGGAACTAAAAGAAGCCCTTGACAAAGACATAGAAAAAAAAACAAGACAGCTTCAGGAAGATGGATATGAATTAATCAAAAAAAGAATTTCTGAAAAGAAAACCGAATTAGAAAATTTGGTTAAAAAAGTTGAAAAAATAGACTCTCCTACTTTTAATTTCGAGGAAGAGTTTAATAAATTAAAAACTAAGCCAAAAATCAGGTATATTGAGAGTGTAAACAAAAAATGGATAGATTTCTTAGAAAAGGATGTTTGTGAGTCCTACGAGTGTTGTATTGACTACGATACAGTGAATAAAAGTGTAATTTTATTTATGGAAGAAGAAATGTCCGACCATATTGGATTATATCTATCAAAAGACAATTATATTAAATCTATAGAAGAAGAATACGATACAGATAAAATAGTAACCAGAATAGTTGTTGAAGGAAATGAAAACATGGATATTATAGGGGCAACTTGCACCGGTGAGAAGTATTTAGAAAACTATTCATATTTTATGGAAATAGATGAAATGTCAGAAGAATTAAAGAACGCTTTAATAAAATATTATGATATGGTCGAAAAAAGAGAGCCTACATGGAAATTGTATGTTGATGAGATTAGCCACAAAGAAAACCAAAAAGAGTTACTTTCTCATGATTTTATAGGAGTGGAATCCGCTTTATATAATCTAAATAATGAGTTAGAGTTATACAGTATGCCTCCTAAAGAAGATAAAGAGATAATTGCTAAAATTGTCGCAGCAATTACTCAACACAAAGACAAAAGAATAGAAATAAAAAATGCTATAGATAGGCTTGAAGAAACAATAAAAAACCTTAAAATAGCAAGAGATAATATAACAATACTGTGCAAAAAATCCACAGCAACAGACGAAAATGGGAAATTAATATTCTCCCCTACTCTGCTAGAAGAATTAAAAGAATATATCTATACTGATACATATAAAAACTCTTCTTTCTTGACAGAGTATGTTGAGGATTTAATGATTCTTTCAAAAAGAATCCTTAGAGATAAAAGCTATCCTACAAGAAAATGGGATATAGATGTTGCTAATTTCTTAAGTAGATTAATGACTATCGATAGATTAAACTGGGTAGGTACTTTAGCACTAGGGGACTTAGTTATTCTTTATGACAAGGATGCAAATAAGGAAGAATTTGTTTATTTTGTTGGATACTCTCACAATGTCAAAGATAATCAATTGAAGATAAAGTTATCTAATAAGAAAACAGAAAAAGAAGATGGATTAACTATTGCTGATTACTTAACATCGGCAAAAAATTCAATGAGAGATATCGAAGCAAGCAAATATCTTGCTATACAACAAAAGTATAATAGATTAAATGTACCTAAAGAGTTTATCTCTAAGTATAATATACCGAAGAAAAAAAGACCTGACGGAACAATAATAAATTAACGGAACAATATAAAGGAGTGATAGGATGATTCAAGATAATTCCCCAGCATTAGGTTGGGTTAGATTGACTAATGGTGTGGTCTCTTTCCATAACAAGTTATACTTTATCCCTTCTGATTGTACTGTTAAAAAGTATATTTATTGGAACTCCTCTACCCCAGACAGATTTGAGTTTTCAGATATCATATTAGACGAGAACTCAAATAGGTTTTTGGTAGTGATTAATGATAATGGACAAAGTACTATATGTCATTCTAAAACAGAATATTTTAGCATATCCTTCAACTCTGAATCACAAACCAAGATTGAGCAAAAAATACACGGGGTCTTTAAAGAATTTACCGATGAGAAAGGCAGAATTAATAAACAATTTTCCAATATAATTGAGAATCACAATAAAATTACTCAAACAGTTGGTGAAATTCAAGAAAGTCAAAATGGACTTATTCAAAAAGCGACTCAACTTGAACAAACATCTGATGGTATAAAACAAACAATTGAGAAAAACATAAGAGAGTATAAAAATACAGAGTTTACAGAGAAAATCATAGCAACCTATAGTAATCTCATTGGAGCTTATGGGCAATTAGGAAACACTTTCAGGATTGTTAGTGCTGATAATAAGCTTGATGGTGAAGAAAATCAGTTGCAATATAGAATGGATGAGTGTAAAAAGGCTTATGATGAATTAAAGTCATTATGGGATATCATGCCAGACAATGCTTCATTTTTAGGAAAAACTAAAGATGACTTAAAAAAAATACTGATAGATTATAAAAAAGATATAGACATTCAAAAAAATGCACTAGATACTCTATTAAGTGATATTTTAATCTCTAAAGATATAAACGAAACAAATAAAACTGCCATTATTGGCTATATAGGGAGCGTAATAAATAAAGGAACTCTACAAAAAAAAGGTATTATGACTATGTTCTCAAATAGTGAGGGTGGAAAAACTATAGACCTTATAACCCAATTAGTTTTGAATAACCAAGAGAGTGGTTTTGAATATACGGAGAAAATTAATGGTCTACTTTCTAAATACACCAAGTTGAAGGTATCTTTGGACAAGATTAATTCAGAGGTATTTGACGCTCAAACAGGTAAAAGTAAAATAGAACAAAGAGCAACTGAGATTTTAGCAGAAGTCAAGAGCAAAGATGAGGCTATGGGTTCTAGGGTATCTATTCTTGAAGATGGGATTAAAACTAAAGTAGGCACAGAACAACTTAACACAGCCATTGAACAAAGTAATGAGAATATAGTATTCAATTTTAGAAATGGAATTAAAAATAGCTCTACACAAACAGCGGCCAGAGAATCATTAACTAAAGCTAGTGAGAAGAGAAAGGTCGAAGGACAGAGTTTTGACTATTTTAATGATTATGGAAGAGCAATAGGTCATTTTGAATCAAAGACTGTAGGTGACATAGTTTTTGATGACGAAGGATTGACGGTCAACAAAGGGTTTGTTGCCACAGATACTCTTACAGTCCCTTATGGACACTTCCCTATAATTAAGTTATTTGGAGATAAAAATAGTATGTACTTCCCCTCTAATGCTAAACCTTCTGTTGACGCCACATTTAATAAAAACTCTGGTTTTGGTGATAGAATCCGTCTAAAATGGAAAGACAATTGCTATTTATCAATAGGTGGTAGAAACAGGAGTTCTTTTGATGTATATTTGCCAGACTATGAGTGGGGTGAAAAAACCATGTTTAGTGTTAGTGATACTGGTATATTTTACAAATCTCATGGGGTCGGTTATATGATTAAAGAAGGAAATGACGGAGACCCCACTGACCCTAAAGGTGTATCAATAGTATTTCCTGGTTGGGGAAAATTAAGAATTACTACAGCAGGCAGTATCAGATTTGAGTCAACAAATAAGGGTTATATAGCAGATGTGTTCCAATGGAATAGATAAGGAGAAATAATTATGGATTTAGATAAGGATATATATTTACAGGTAGTGTTGCAAAAAGTTAGACAATTAGAAGAAGATAATTTGTTGCTCAATGCTATGATAATTCAAAAAAATCAAGACATAGAAAAGCTTAACAATGAATTGTCTGAATATAGAGAACTAAAAGATACACAAGATGAAAACAAAGAATAAGAGGTGGTTAGATGGCAAGTATAGATAAGATTTACCCTCTTACTATAGACTTATTAGAAACAAAACAGACTTCCTTGCAGAAGAATATCATGTTTAATGAAGAAGATAGAAACACAGCTTTTATCAATGCAAAAATAGAAAACAATGGTGAGACTGTAGATTTGACTGGGGTAACTATTAACCTTAATACTCTTGCCCCAGATGGAGAAATAAAACAAAAAGAATTGACAGCAGTTGATTTAACTAGTGGGATAGTAAAGTTGGAATTTCAAAAAGATATGTTGAGTTCTTCTGGACTTCTTAAATTCCAAGTTCAGTTTACTAAAGCAGATAAAATTACCATATCTCCATCTTATTTTATAAAAATAGATGAAGCTAATGTAACTGATGAGGTTATAAAATCACAAGATAACTTCCCTATACTCACTCAAATGTTAAAAAGGGTTGAAGTGGGACTAAAATCTTTAAATAAGATAGAAGAAAGCGAACAAAGTAGAATTGATGGAGAGAATAATAGAGTTAAATCTTTCAAAGAGATGAAACAAAACATTTCCACAGAACTACAAAAAATAGACAACAAGATATCTACTTCTACCGAATTAGCTGCCAATAAAATAAAAAAAGACTTAAAGACGGACTTAGAATCTAAGCTAAATGCTAAAGTAACAGAAGTTGATTCAAGAGTTAATACCAAAATTGACGAAATAACCAGAAGAGATACGGAATTATCTCAAAAATTAAAGCAAGATATTGCCAATGCCATTCAGCAAATACCTAGTAAAGATGAATTAAAGGGCAAAGATGGTAAGGATGGAACTTCAATTATAGTTTTAGGTACAAAAAACAATATATCTGAATTACCTCAAGTAGATAATAAGGTTGGGGACGCTTATATCATTAATAGAGAGTTACATATATGGACTAAAGAAAATCAATGGGTCAATGTGGGTAGTTTTAAAGGTGATAAAGGCGAATCTGCATATGATTTATGGATAAAAAAAGGAAATTCTGGGTCAGAGGATGCTTTTGTTCAAAAAATACATAACGCTATAAATTCAGCAGAGAGAATAACTCAAGGAGTTACTAAGCTGGAAGAATATGACTCTACCATGCAAACTTATGCAACCAATGAAAATCAAAGGAATAATTCTGAAATCACAAGAACTCAAAATGAAGACACTAGAAATAATCAGGAAAACTCAAGGCAAGATGAAGAAACAGAAAGAGATAAAAAAGAGAGACAAAGGATAGCTTCTGAATTATCAAGGGTTGAGTCATTTAATCATTACAAACAAACATTTGATGAGTGGATATCTAACAAAGAACAATTCAGAGGTGAAACTGGTCGGGGGTTAATATTCAAAGGTGTTGTTGAAAACAAAAATGATTTACCTCAATCTGGTAATGAACAAGGGTTCTGTTATGGTGTTAAGTCTGGTGAAAACAAAGGTTTATATGTTTATTCAGACTCTAACCAATGGTCTTATATGGGAGATATCCGAGGTGTTGATGGTGTAGATGGAAAGAGCGTATCTATACGGGGAGAATATTTCTACATAGGTGAAGAAAACACAAATGTAAAAATACACAATGATGATTCGTTTGTTAAAGCAGAAATAGTAGCTAATAATACATTAAAACTCACTAAAGGTAATAGCCTAACAACAGAGATACCTTTAGGGAAATCATATGATGTTGCAACTGCTACAAGAGATGGTTTGATGAGTGCCGAAGATAAAAAATCATTAGATGATATAAAGCAAGATTTGAGCAACGCAATCACCAAAATAGGTGAAATTGCAAAAAATCTATAAGGAGGTATCTATGAAACTCACAGAAAGTATTGAAGAATTAAACAAAAAACTTGAAAAAATAAAAAATGATATCTTTGTTGTATTAGATAAAATGTACTGGATACCAATTGGTGAAAATAAGAAAAAACTTAGTCAAACTAGTTTGGTTTTAGAGGAGATAAATGCTAGCTGGCGAAGAAGGTTTAAAGAACACCAAGATTATAAAGAAAGTGTGAAAAAATTACTTGCGACTATATCTCTTGCTACAGGAGATAACTATAATGGTGAATCTCTTTATGATATAAAAGTGTTACAGGAAAATTTTTCTAGTGGATATATTCTAAAGAAGTTGGCTCAAAGAAACATTGAGTATGTTTGGACAGAGGTGATTTATGAAGCTCTTGATAGTGATGGAACTTGGAGTGCAAAAATGGGAGATAAATATGTGATTAGAGGTTATAAGGATGGAGATTTACATTTCCACTTAGACGCTATGAAATATCCTAGCCATAGCAATGATGGGTCTAGTGTCACTAAAAATATTATTACCATATACAATGATTAGGAGGTAAACAATGGTAGAATTTTTACATACATTTATATTTGATGCCAAAAAACCCCCAGATTCATGCTTTAAAACAATTATAGATGGCAAAATATCAAGTGATATACCTACAGTCCATGCTGGAGAAACTGCTAGAGGAATAAGGGTTATATTATCCAATTTCAAATATGAGGAAAGTATAGAATGTTATGCCTTTTTTAAGGTTACAGGGAATGACAAAATATTAAGAGTCCCACCTCATAATAGAAAAAAAAATATGTTCGATTTCTACTTCCCTACTATGAACGCTGGAAAATATGAATGTGAGATAGTTGCCTCACAGGGCAAAAAAATAATTTCATCAGGAGTTTTCCAAGGAAGATGTTTGAGAGCTATAAGGTCTGTATTTTTTGATGAGGTTACTACTACAGATACTAGTGAATCAATTATAAATGCTTATGATAAGTATTCAAAATTATTAAAGGAAGAGATAGATAAGTTAAAAAACCTTAACCTAGGAACTTTAAATGAAGACATACATAATATTAAGACACAGTTTGAAGAATTAAAGAAACACCCTGGAGATAAGACTTATATCTATACTCAAGATGTTGCATCAGATATGTGGGAAATAACTCATAATCTTAATAAACATCCATCTATAACAATAGTGGATACTGGGAACAACACAGTTCATGGGGACTGTGAATACATAGATAAAAATAAATTAGTGATTAAATTTAGCTTTCCTTTTTCTGGGAAGGCTTTTTTAAATTAATAAAATTAACAAAGGAGATATCAAATGAAATTATTAAACAATTTAGATTTGACAAAGAATCAGTTGCTCAATGCTGTTTTACAAACATTGGCACAAGCTCCGACAGACCCAACGCCAGGACAGGTTTACTACAACTCTGCTGATAAAAGGGTTTATGTTTGGACTGGGGCGATTTGGCTGGCAATGGATGCTAAAGACGCTTCCCCTACCGCTGTCAGTATAGTCAAAACTATCAATGATGGAAACTCTATGATTGAAATGAGTAAAATTAAAGATTTAGTCGAGAGTTTAAGTGGTGAGAAAATTGTTGACAAAATTAATTCTAGTAGTGGTGGAATCAAACAAGAAAAAATCAATGGATTAAAGGACATTATATCTGAACTACAAAATGGTATTAAAAATGATAGCATTGTGGCTAATATCAATAGTGGTAATAAGACGATTAATACTAATAAAATTACTGGTCTTGATACTGCCCTAGCCGGTAAAGTAACAGACCAAGAAGCACAAAATAAGGCAAATACCGCTTTACAACAAGCTAAAGCATTTACAACACAAGAAATAAACAAACTGATAAATGGTGCAGGTGCAGCTTATGATACTCTTAAGGAATTAGGAGATATGATAGATGCAAATAAAGGTATGGCACAAGCCCTAACTAATCAGATTAGCAAGAAAACAAATAAGTTTACTGAAGTAATGGGTAATGGCGTACTTAAAGAGTTTGTTATGACACATAATCTTAATTCACAAGACTGTATTGCTATAGTTAGGGAAAACGCTTCTCCATTTGCAGAAGTTCTAGTAGATAAAGAATATATAGATGCAAATAAGGTAAAAATAACATTTGCTACTGCACCAAAAGTGAATGAATTTAAATTAGTGGTTATAGGATAATTTTGGAGGTATATAATATTGAAATTTTTAGGATTAGTAGAACAGGATTTAGATGTAGTTAGCAAAGAATATGTGGATAAGAAAATAGCGAGTATCCCATCTGGTGGTAATGGAGAAAGTGAAGCTGTTAAAGATAAAATTAAAATAAACCTTATGACTATATATTTGGCGTTCGCATCATTTTCTAAATATGGGGATGCTATTCCATCTGATAAAGCTTACGAAATGACAGTATATGATTTTATAAAATATTCGTTTGATAAGAATGGTACTAAGATATCTAGTAAGTATTCTTTAGATAATTATAACAATAACCCAAACAAAATGATGCGAGATATTTTAAAAAATGACCCATTTATATATTTTGATGAGCAAGGATTTAATGAAATGATATTTATTGTTTCATATATTTTCAAGAAGATGAACGCTAGTATTGTATTAACACAAGCTGAATATGATAGTTTAAGTCAGAAAAATCCAGACACTATTTACTTCATAAAGGAGGACTAATATGATTCCTGGAATTAAAGATATTAAAGCTAGTGATAAGCAGATTTCTAAAGTATATGCCGGTGATAAATTAGTATGGCAAAAATTAAAACCTATTGAATACGAGATTATATTATGTAAAGACAAGAGCTTGCAACTTTCTGGACTTTCAAGATTTTATAGCAGATGTGTTGATAACGCTTATGTATCCAAAATTAATAATAAATATAATATCATCATCAATACTGTAGAAGATAGGTTGAAGATTTCATCCATGAAAATTGAAAATCAAGAATTTGATTATATTTTAAATGAATATGAGGATATTCCAATGTCATTTGAATTTAAAAACATAACCATGGATGATATTCAAGTACAAAATACTCCAGCTATAGGAGTCACTGTGAATTTAAAAGCAAAGAGACCTGGTAGCTTAACTAATATACCATATAATACACTGTATTTAGTGTTGTATAAAAAATAAGTTAAAAAATAAAGGAGATAATAATGACGAGTATAAATATATTTAATTTTTTAAGGGCATGTGTCGAAACACAAGAAAGTAAAGTATTGTTTATATTGATGATTATTGCATTAGCGATGATAATTGATTTTATAACTGGAACTATCGCAGCTTATGTGAATCCTAAAATTGATTTCAAATCAAAAGCAGGAATCAATGGAATACTTAGAAAGGTAGCAAGTATGTTACTTTTAATAGTGTTCTTACCAGTAAGTGTTTTAATTCCTGGCAACATGGGTGTTGTTCTGGTATACACACTATATTTTGGATATTTGACAATGGAAGTAAAATCGATAATTGAAAATGTAGGTAAAAATGGTACAGATACTAGCCTATTTACAAATATAATGAATAAAATATCTAATGATAAATTAGAACAAAATAAATAGTTTAAAGTGAGGACATATCATAAGGTGTGTCCTCACTATTTTTTTTAAGGAAGTGATAAATAATGACTAAACAAGAAATATTTATTGACAGAGTTAAAACTCTAGCCATTGAAGGTTGGAAAATTGGAAAGATTTTACCAAGCGTAACTATAGCCCAAGCTTGTTTAGAATCAAAATGGGGTGAGTCGGAATTAGCGACAAAAGCCTATAACCTATTTGGCATCAAGGCAAAAGATGACTGGAAAGGTGAAAGTCTTACAGTTAGAACTGCTGAATATGACAAATATAATAAACAGTTTTTCATCAATGCTCCTTTTAGAAAATATAAGAGTTGGGATGAATCTCTTTTAGACCATGCTAAGTTCTTTCATACTCCAGACTGGAGAAAAGAAAACTATAAGCAGGTAATAGGTGAAACAGATTATAAAAAAGCGTGCAAAGCCCTACAAACATCTGGGTATGCTACAAGCCAGGATTATGCAAGTATGCTTATAGAGTTATTGGAAAAATACAAGTTATATGAATATGACAAGATTGTCAATGACAGACCCCCTACTCTACCCCACTCTACTGAAAAAGAAAACTATGACTTAGTAACATATTCTAATGAGATTGATGAAATACCAGCAAGAATGATTACTAAGAATTTATATATACCTAGTTTAAGTGTTGATTTATATAACACAGTTAAAGACAAATATAAAAAAGTTATTCATGTGGGAGGTTCTAATGCTCCAGATGGTGTGGCTAAAATCATTGCTGGAAAAGATAGAGATGAAACTATCGATTTGGTTCAGCAGTTTATAAAGGAAAATAGAAAGTAGGATTTATATGGAAGAAATTAAAGTAAATATATTTGATGAAGAATTATATAAGAAAAACCTCGAAGAAAACGATTTCAATGATGAGGGAACTTATGGAAATTTATCAGAAGAAGATATCCAGAAATTAAAGGAAGAAGGATTGATATAATGAATAATGTAGTTTGTGGTGTATTAATAGAAGACTTCCCTGTTCCTGGTTGGAATAGAGGAAAGAAGATGACTTATAGAATGACCCCTAAAGCAGTAGTAGTGCACAATACATGGAATGTGGCTAAAGCTAAAGCAGAAGCCTCATATATGGTTGGCAATCCGAAATATACTAGTTTTCACTCTGTTGTAGACGAAACAAAGGTCATAGAATGTGTTCCGTTTAATTACAATACATGGCATTGTGGGAATCAATATGGAAACACTAATTATATTGGTGTAGAGATAGCAAGGTCAAAAAGTGATAAAGAAACATTCTTGAAGGCAGAAGATAATGGTGCTAAATATATAGCTGGTATACTAAAGAAATATGGTTGGGGTATTGATAAACTTTACTCTCACCAACAGATGAGTGGTAAGTATTGCCCTCATAGAACTTTAGACTTGGGTTATGAAAGATTTAAAGATAAAGTAAGAAAATATCTGGGAGAAAATGTTACATCTAATCCATCAAATAATAACACAGACCAATCTGAATATATTGTTGTAAATGGCGGATATTCTGTAAAAACTAGCACTCTTAATGACACTCTAACTATAAGAGAATATCCTAATGTAGACTCTAAGAAATTAGGCACTTATAGAGATGGCTCTATTATTTATGTAGAAAAGGTATATAAGTCTAGCTTAAATGGTGTTTGGTATAAGATACCTAGAGTTGGTTTTGTATCAGCTAAATATTGTGTAGAGATACCTTCTACTTCAAAAAATGAAGAACCTAAACCATCTGCTCCTATTGAAAAGGAAAATGTTAATCCTAAAACAGATTATCAGCTAGTATTATATAACAATAATATAGATAGGAATTATGCAGAAAGAATAGAGTTAGAATTGGCTATTCCTAAAATGCACTTAGAAGACTACCTAAAAGTTGCAGATAAATACGATAAGATTATATTTGTGGGAGGATATAAAGATGCCCCAGCAAATGCTCTTAAGATAGCTGGAACAGATAGGAAAGAGACAGAAAGTAAAGTTGAAGAATTTATAAAGAATAATAGATAGGGGCATATACCCTATCTATTTATATATTAAGGAGAAGATTATGGCTAAAAAAAATCAGAATGTTTATAATGTCTTTCAGACCGAGGAGGTTTTGAGTAAGATAAATAAACACAATAAAGAAATAATAGATGAATATAGTCTTGAACTTAAAGCAAAAAATAAAGCTAAAGGAACTATATTCCAGTATGTCAACGACTTAAAGATTTTAGCTTGCTATGTATGTGAGCATGAAGATAATATCCCTTTTTATGAATTGACTAGAAAACAATTGAGGAACTTTGTTCTCAAAATGCAAGAAAAGAATATGTCTACAGCCAGACTAAATAGGATGTTATCCTCTATAAGAACAATGTTTGATTTTGCTATAGATGATGAAGATTATGAGGATTTATATTTAAAGAATCCTGCTGCAAAGATAAAAGGTCTTGCAAATAAAAAGGTGAGGAATATTGAATTTTTATCTAGGGAAGAAGTTGATAAACTATATGATTATTTAATGAAAAAGAAGCTGTATCAACAAGCTTTACTTCTTGCTTTGCTAATAGATAGTGCAGCTAGAAAAAATGAAATATACCAAGTACAAAAGGATAGTATCAGAGAAGATAATGTTCTTACTAATGAGGTTGTAGGAAAAGGCGGTAAGAATTTCTCACTAACATATAACTCATTGACATTAGAAACATTTAAACCATACTTGAAACAAAGAGGTAAAGACAATGAAAATTTCTTATGGTATAAGAAGGATTCCAATGGCAATATAAGTCCAGTTAGTTCTAAGGCTCTATATGATTGGGTCAAAAACTGGAATAATTACCTGCACAACATTACAGGAAAAGACTATGATTTCAACATACATAGTTTTAGGCATACAGTATTAGAACTACTTAGTGTTGGAGAGCATTATATTTGTGAGAAGCATGGTGGGATTAAGTTTGATATAGAGGTTCTGCAAGCTCTAGCAAACCATAATGATATATCGACCACTAACTCATACTTAAAAGAAAAGAATAGAGAAATACTTTTAGAGTTATTCTCTATTAGATAGGTGATTATATGGCTAAAGAAAAAAAAGAATACTCAAAGATAGAACATGGGGATTATTTTACTAAAGAAGAATTTGATAAATTAAATCTCCCTACCCCTCCCAATTATATAAGTCAAATGAATGTTCCTTATATGTGGGAGAATGGATTTACAGGAAAAGGAATTACTGTAGCTGTAATAGATACGGGTTGCGATGTCGAAAATCCTCTATTAAAAGATAAGATAGTTCATGTATGTAATTTATCTAATGATGATGATGGAGATAGAGATATTGTTACCGACTATTTAGGTCATGGCACTCATGTTGCCAGCTTGATTGCTGGGGATAAATATTCAGATGGTAAATTCATGGGGGTTGCTCCAGATGTAAAACTTATGATATATAAGGTTATAGACAAAAATGGTATTGCGGACTATGATATAATAGCACAAGCAATATACGCAGCTTGTCAAAAAGGTGTAGATATAATTAATGTTAGTCTAGGTGGTGATAATGAAGCCCCTCAAATACATGAAGCTATAAAGATGGCAAGTAGGATGCAAATATCCGTGATATGTGCTGGAGGTAATTCCGGGGATGGTAGTGAACATACAATAGAGTTATTATTCCCTGGTTGTTATGAAGAAGTTATACAGGTAGGTTCAATTAATGATAGATTTGAGGTTTCTCCCTTCTCTAATTCTAACCAGTTTGTTGACTGTGTTGCTATGGGAGAAGAAATCATAGGATGTTCCTTTGAAAATGGATTTAGAGCATTGAGTGGAACTTCTCAATCTGTTCCATTAGTATCTGGAGCATTAGCTCTTTTGATGGAATGGTCTAAAAAAGAGTACGGAAGAAGATTAAGTGAGATAGAGATATATTCTTTATTAATTAAAAATACTAAAAGTATAAATAATGTATCAAGAAATTCCCAGGGTCATGGATATATATATCTAAACCCTCATATAAGCAAATAAAATTAACCCTAGAGATTTTACTCTAGGGTCTTTTTTTTATATCTATACTAATATTTCATTCATAACATCTAAAGCTTGCCCTTTTGTCTCATCTAATAAGTGAACATATACTCTGTCGGTACAGTACTTAGACTTATGATTTAACATCTGTCCTACATCCTTTAAGTCCATTCCTTTATGGAATAATAAGCTAGCATAACTATGTCTAAGTCCATGGAATGTAACATTTTCTATGCCTAAGCTAGTTAGATATCTTTTAAATTGGTTAGATAATGTTGCTGTAGGAATTATCTTAAAATTCTTTCCATAGAATAATAAGTTTTCATTATCTCTAAATCCTGTTTCTAACATTCTCTCACACCACTCTACCCTATATTCTCTTAAGGCATCTATCAGGAACTTTGGCATTTTTACCACTAAATCGTTCTTATTCTTAGTGAATTTTTGAATAGTATACTTATCATTTTTCTTGACAACTATCTGGCAGACTCTTATTTCTTCTGAATCAAAATCTATATTGTCCCAACTCATAGCCAAAACCTCTGATTCTCTAAGACCTAAGCTAAAAGCCAATAATATCTTTAATCCAAATTCAGTTCCTTTAGTATCTTCAAGTATGTGATTTAACTGTTCTGTACTTAGACAATTAATTTGAGAATTTGTCTTCGATTCCTTCCCCCATACAACAAGACCGCTTGTGATGTCTTGTTTAATATAATCTCTGTAAAGAGCATATTGGATTCCCTTTTTAATTACAGTCTTTATTTGGGATACTGTATTGTATCCATAAGACTTAGCTTTTTCATCTATAAGGTCTTGAATCATCCCTGTAGTTAATTTTTGAATATAGGTCTTGCCTATACCATTTGAAATATGGTTATTATAAGTATTCTTATAAGATAGGAATGTATTAGCAGATACCTTATTCCCTCTTAATTCTTCTTTTTTAAAAGCACCTTCTATACACTCATTAAGAGTTATTTTGCCAACGCTAACTTTGTTCAAAACATCTTGTCCTTCATCTATTTTTTTTTGAGTAATAGACTCCATGTGATTGGCTTCGGACTCATCATCATAAAGCCCAACTCTTTTGTACTTATACTTTCCATTCAATTCATCTTTACTTATTATAACTACTTCAAACTTGCCTTTACAGTTTCTTGTTTTTGCTCTAATATTAGCCTTCATGATTATTCCTCCTTTTCCAAAAACTTATCTTACATATATTATATCATATCTCAAACTATATTTCAACGGTTTTTATCAAATTTTAAAAAAGAGGGATTTCTCCCTCTTAATTAAACTCTTTCATTCTCCCAGTCAATATCTGTATCAAGTCCAGCAAATAGCCCTTGCCTTAAAAAATCAAGTCCATTTTCTTTATCTTCGTCTGTTATATCAGAATCCAATATACTTTTTTTACAATATGATATAAGAAATGTTACTTGTTCTATTAAATCCATTACTGATTCACATTCTATTCGACACAACATTCTATCTTCTTCTGTTCTTTCTACTTTTAGCATCTTGTTTTCTTATCTCCTTTTTAATTTCTTTTTTTAGCATTTTATTTAATGTTTTACAATCAGACCATTCATCTGGTTCTATATAAGAATCGACTGACTTATCATATATGTGATATCTACCATCATCTTCTATAATAAGCTCAGTAGTAAACACCTTTGAAAACGACCAAAGTATTAAGGTATTCCCTTTATAATTTCTGGTGATTAAATAGGATTCTATTAAAACCAAGCTAAGAGCCTTTTCATATAATCCTATAAGCGATTCTCTTTTTATTTTTAGATGATAGATTGCATCACTTATTCCTTCTATATTATCATAAAGATGTTTAAGAAGAATGTCCATGATGGCATCATCAAAGTCTATTGAGGTATATACTCTTGCCTTTATTTTTATTAACTCATCTAATAAGTATTCGTTCTTATTATCCATCAACATTAGACGGTCAAATTTAGATTCCATTTTCTGTATTCTTCTTCGTTTTAAATACAGTAATTGTTTTAAGTAAAACTTTGTCAAGCAAGCTCTAATATAACTGTTTCCTTTGATTACTTGTTTTTGTATCCTAAGCATATTTGTCTCCAAATTCTTTCTTTACAGCTATAGCTATGCTTATAGCATCATATATATCACTTGTCTTATTCTTTCCTGACTTATCACTATACTCACCAATATTTATATAATTCTCTTGGATAAACTTGGCGATATCTTCCTTACTTGCTTTACCATTGCCAGCAACTATCTTTTTAACTGATGTAGGAGCAAGATATTCTATTTGAAGATTGTTGTTTGTAATCATCCTCATTGTTGCCCCTAATAGCTTTCTCAATACCATTATGGTATTGGTTCTGCTAGAGATGTATTGGTTCTCTATTCCAACATAATCTAAATCAATTATATGTTCTTGTATCATATCTACAATATGATTTATTCTCTCATCTTCTGTTTCAAAGTCTTTGACAGAAGTATTTATTTTACCACAATCTATTACCTTATCATCTTCAAGTATTGCCCAGCCCGTTGAAGTCATTGACAAGTCTAATCCTAATATTCTAATTATATCAACCCCTTATACATTCAATGGATTTACATACCTAAGTATTGCATGATTTAATTCATCTATCAATATTTGTTGCAGGTAAAGAATCTCATCTGGCTCTAACCCATCAAATAATCTTCCATAAAATAAACTAATTTCTTTTCTATAATCTTCATCCCTATCAAGGAATGGCTTATTCGTATCTATCATTTATTTCTCCAATATACTTTTTAAATATCTTTTATGCTAATAATTAAACATTCCATTCAAGAGTGTATCTTAACCTTTCTCTGTAGATATCTCTTAGCATATTATCAAGAAATGTGGCAACCTCTAAGTCTGTTGAGTTTGCCAATTTATTTTCCTCTATATACTTTATCTTTTGGTTGAGTAATAAATAGCATTGTTTTGCATAATATAAACCAACTTCTTCACTTTTCTTTATTGATAGAATTTCTTCCCTGGAATAGATATCTTCTGATGTTAAGGATTCCTTAAAGGTCTTTTTATTGATAAAAAATGACTCTATAAAGTTGTGCAAAAACATAAGATAATATACATGTTTACCTAATTTATTGGTATCATAATCCCTGTTAATTAATTTCATTTTACTCTCTGACATACCATATATAGATTTTAATAATCTTATTTCATCTATTCTAGCAATATCTTCTCTCCTAGAAAGAAGCTTTTCAACCCAATATCTGTAATTTGGATTAATACTGATATAATCAGAGAATAATATTTCTAAAAAATTAATATTTGGTTTCTTTAAGCATTTTATAAACGAATACAAATCCTTATAAACAACATGTTCTGTATGACGGGATATTTCCCTTCTTTCTATCAGGCCATTTAAATCAAGCAAGTATATTGTTTTGATGTCAATATCTGAATCTTTTGTTTCTAAACCATAATTTTGAGAACCATATAACCCAGCAAAAAGAAATTCTTCATCATCCATTTTTGTGTTTTTAACTAGAATTTCAAAGTTATCTTTTATCATCTTTAACTCCAAACCAGTATTCTATAAGTCTATCCTCGCCTATCTCTTCTATCACTTTTTGTGCTATTTCTTCTGATTCAAAGCAAGGTAAACCATAATTAAATGTCGAATAAAAACCACCGCGAATTGATGTGCAGTTGTAAAGATATAAGAAGTAGTTATCCCCGCCGTTCTCAAATGGCTTCCCATACTTCTTTAAGATAGTTTCAATCTTTCTTCTTTCTTTCTCAAATTCAGCTTCTTCTCTTGTTAGAAAGGCATTACCCATATCTCTAGTACATTCACCAGAAATACCCTCAAAAATATTACTGCTTATATATCCATGGCTATATAGACAATAATATTTATCTCTATCTTTAACATCTAAATCCCAGATAGATTTAGATTTCTGCTCTGCTTCCACCTTTTTAATTATAAATTCTTGTATATCTTCCCAATTATCTTCTATTATCTTTTTTAAGTCTTCTCTCATAAACCCTCCTACTTAAATTTACTCATAATAAATATAAAAAATATCAAAATAATAATTGTTAGTGCCAAACCTATAATAGATGGTAAGAGAACTAACCACCAAGCTGCCTTAATGTATCCTAGCACTTTTAATACGATTAATATTATTTGAAGCAAACCCCAAAATCCTATTCCTACCTGCATAATAACCTCTTTCTAATATATACTTGTTTCTGACTTATCGTCTCTTATCCTATGATTATAACTTGCAAAGCCGAGGGAATATCCTTCTCCAGATTCATTCTTAGTTATTTTTTGATACTTGACCTCAACTATTTTTCCAAGATATTTCTCTTGATTACTCCATATTTCTTCTCTTTCACTATCACTAAATCCTGTGCCAATAGAACATTTGCTCTTTAGTCCTTCATAATCAAACTCAACTTCTAAAGCTCCTAATCTACCTTTATGCTTTCCATCACCAGCAATAAACCCTATTATTTTTACATCTGCAATAAGGTTTTTCTTTAGTTTGAGTATCTTGTTAGACCTCTTACCTTCCCATGATGCAATAGAGGAATTAATCATTATTCCCTCTTTCCCTTGTTTATCACACTCATCTACTAAATCTATCAGCATATCATGTGTAACCATTCCTTCATACCAAAAAGGTCTTTCAGTTATTGGTTTTATAGGAATGTCAAAATCTCTATGAGATTTCATTTTTTCTATGTATTTTTCTATCTTTGCTAATCTGTCTCTAAAAGGTATAGGGCAGTACCCAAGGTAAAAATCTTCAATAGGAATATAATCAAACATAATAAATTCAACATCTGTCTTTGTGTCTGCTTTTGAGTTCATTATTGAACAAGTTTTTTGGAATCTATCTTCATCTGTTTCAAAATCTCCTACAGCTAAAAATTCTCCATCATATGCCCCATCTCCTAATGATTCAAAGCAATCCAAAATATGTCCCACTCCTACAAACTCTTTCCCTTGCCTTGATATAGCTCTTATTGAATCATTTTCTTTAATTATTGCTCCCCTTATACCATCTATTTTTTCAGAGATTATATAAGGTATCTTGAAGTTGAACAAATCTTTCTCATATCTATCCATATAATTCTTAGCCCTCATAAACTCTATTGTCTGTATAAAGTTAGGGACAGCCTGATTGATAGCTTTGACATTCATCCCAATCTTCAAAGATTGAGTTATTATCTCCTTTATAAGAGTTTCATGCTCTCTGTTTTGATTTATATATGACTGTACTTCTGATACAACTTCACCAGTACCAGTATTGTTCTCCATAACATAGTCTAGTATCTGACTAAAAGATTTATCTGTATTATGTATAGCAAGGTTCTTCTCTATCTTTTTCTTACTTATACCAGATTTGATGCTAGGGTCTATGCAGAACTTTAAGACCTTGAATAGTAACTCATTTCCTTCGTCATACAACTGTTTTAGCTTAAATATCTTTGCCTTGGAACTGGAGATACCCTTTAAGGTATCTGTCTGTTCCTGTAGCAATTTTAGGTTTTCCATCCCTCTCATCTCCTTTCTTATTTATCTTTTTGTTTTTTTAAATAATCTAAATGCCTTTCGATTCTGCCTTCTGCTTCACACACATTATCTTCTCCAAACTTTAGAACCAACACTTTTCTTGAAAGTTCCCATAATGGAGCATCCATATGAAGAAAGATACACAAACACAACTCTTTGATACTTGTTATCTCATATATATGAGATAAAACAAGTCCATTATTAATAGACTGATAGGAAGGAACTATCACCAAGTCCCTTATTGCCCTTTGGTGTCTTGATTTAAAACATGAATACACAGTTCTTTTTTCTCTCATGTCCTCTAATTTCTCTATTAGCTTATCTCTTTCTTCTTCTATTTTGGACAGTTCAAGTTCTACCTTTTTCATTTCTTGTCCTATAAATTCAATATCCATTTTAAACTCTCTTTCTTATAAGCCCCATGACTTCTGCATTGAGTCAATGGCTAATCTATTTACCTTATAAGCCCAGTTACCACCAACACAATACTTTGAGCCTATGTTCCACACGCTTCTTCTTCCGGCATTTATATATCCTCTGTATAGAAAGTCCTGAATATAAAACAAACATTGTTCCTTAGAGTTAAATGTCCTAAGTCCTCTCCTGCCCATGACGCCACCTACATTATTTCTTGCCCTATAGCTGTAAGATGTCCCATTGCCAGTTTCTAATCTGACTACACTTGATAAAAATATTGCATTTACTGGCTTATTTGAATTTTCTATCTTGTAAAATGTTGGTGCCAAAGGCTTCATATTATAAGGCAATAGCTGTTCAATCTGCTTAGAGGTTAAACCACTTCTCACCCTCACATCATTCTGACTATATCCTCCTCTTGTCTTTGCATCTACACCATTTATCATTGATATAGATAATAATACCGCTACTAATAAGGTTGCTATTTTCTTCAATTTATCACTTCTCCTTTTCTATTATTTAAAATTCCATTCATTTTCTTCTGTTTCTTCAAAGTTATAATCTAGTTTTTGAGCATTGATTAATTCATTCATACCATAAATCAGCAACTCAAAAGATTCCTTTCTTGTCTTTCCTATGGCGAAAAAATTAAAAAATGATTCATCTATACCTAAAAAATAACTCTTATATAACCCATCTGTTACCTGTTCTATGTTAATCTCTAATTTTGTTTTCAAATTAATCTCCTTTTTTCTCCTGTCTTGAAGCTATTATAATCAAAATTACATTTATCGTACTAAAAACAATCACCACTCCAGAAGTAATCATTTCCCATATATGAGTTACGTCAATTAAAAGCTTTATACTAAAAAATAAAACCGTAGAATTCAATATTAATAAAAATGTATCATGTAGATTTTTTACATTTTCATTTATGATGATTCCAACTACTGTTGCTGTGATTATTATAAATAAAACCACTTTTAAAGCCAGCATATTAACAACCCTCCATTATATTCTTTGCTAAACTTAAGACGGTCAACTGACCTACACCACCTGGTACTGGAGTATACTTAAAATCATTCTTACATTCAATACTAGTATCTAAATCCCCACTCATCTTCCTATTCTCATCAAATGATATGCCCACATCAATAAAAGTACATCCATCTGGGATATCTGCAGCTTTAAAGTATTTAGGTATCCCAACCCCACTTATAATGTAATCATAATCTTTAAAGATACTTATTAATTTTTCTTTACTTATCTTGCTATGAGCCACAGTTACTAACATATCTTCATCCAGTAATATTTTCTGCAACGGTCTCCCAACTAAATCACTTCTATTGATAATTAATGCAGATTTACCACTTAATGAAGAGTCTATATACTTCATATAATCTCTTATGCCTCTTGCTGTACAAGGGGTAAATGATGTTTGCCCTGTATAAAACCTCTCTTTACTCTCAAGACTTAATCCATCCACATCTAAATCATAAGATATTTTTAATAGATTACTCTCTATATCTTTTGCCCCAACTGATAGTGGAAGCTGAACCAGATAAGGCTTTTTAAAATGTTCTGCATGGTCTTTTGCTCTAATTAGGTTATATTGATTGTATATGTCTAAATCTACATATTTTTTGACATTTACTTTAATTCCTAATGAATCCAGCTTTTTCCTCTTGTTTTCCACATATCTATTGGATGCGGGGTTATCCCCTGTCTGGAATATAGTGAACTCAATGGGTTCAGACCCATTTTTTTGCTGAAATAAAAGGTTACTTTTATCAAGCAATTTTTTGTATTCTTTGTTCACATATTCCATAACATCTAATTTTTCCATACTCTTTCCTCCTTTTTGTTATTTTTATATCGTACTCTATTCTGTATTTTATAATTGAGTTAAATCTACTTCGATATTAGTTTTAGCCACACCTTCATAATATTTGATTTCTTCCAAATCAGCAACAACTGTAACCCCATTGCAAACAACACTTGAGTCAAGTTCGACTGGATAAACCCATCCTAATATTCCTTCTGATTTTTTAGTTGGATGGCTTGATAAATAGCGAATTTCTCTTAATGAAGATACAATATCTTTTATTGGATTATTGTGTGTCTTTTTCTTATAAATCTCAAGAATATCATCTAATATCCCCAACTTATTAAGCTCCATAGGCATTACGCTAAAATGAACAAACGCAACAATTTCATCTTTAAATTTAAATTTAGTTATATTTGATACCATATCCTACCCCCCCTCTCTATTTTTATATCTAAGAAGTTTTATCATACTTTTCTCCTAATTGTTTTATTTGCACCTAAAAATACATTATTTTAGGTGCATTTTTTCTATATCTATATTATATCATATCTAATTCTATATTTCAAGCATTTTTATCAAATTCTATTTATGATAACCAGGTAACACAAAAATGCTTTATAGTTTCTTTGACTCCGATATCCCCTATATACAACAATTTTCCTTGTGCTTTATATTTTGTTATGTCTGATGAAGGCATGGTTTTGCCATTGTCCTTAAATACTTCTGCATTTGCCAGATAACCGAACATTTCTGCCAAATATTTTTGTTTATCGTTATAATAGCATACATATTCTATTAGTTTTAGCTTATTAATATTGTTGATTCTTCTATCCACAAACCACCTTAGATATGATACTATTGTCTGTCTGTTATCACTATATCCAAGGCCACTTAAGTAATATAAATCACCAGCATAGCCTTTCTTAATGATATCCCAATGGCTTAATCCATATCCATCTACCTCAACTGTATTTACATTGGGAAAACAATAATCTTTAAGAACATGCCCCAAACTAATTAAATTGTGATTACAAGTTTCCATTACACTTGCAGTCTTTTCATATCCTATGCTAGCTAATCTTAATATTCTTTCTTTGCTTAGTTTATAACTTTCTCCGCTAAACTTTACTCTTGACTTATCCCATCCAAATTTATCAAATAAAGCTCTAAGCATATCTGCTGTAATTTCTTCAATCTTTGCCTTATTATGGTTAGCACCAAACACCTCCAAAGTAATATCTGTTGGATTCTGCCATACATTATTAGTCTGAAAATCTTCCTTAATAACTCTAATACATAATTTGCTGTCAATCATATAATGAGTAATTCTCTTTCTTGCATAAGCTAAGTCTCTCTTATAGGCATTGTACCTATCTACAACACTTGAGTTTCCGTTTACATGGACTCTCAAATTCACCTTTTTTGGTATTGGTGTTCCATCATTGAATATCAAATAGTCTTGCTTGTTAAAAATATGAGGGTATTCTTCTAATTTCCACATATTATTGCCTCCCTAATTCGTATAGAATTACTTTATTTTCCTTTAAACTTCTCTTAACATCAATTAATCTCTGATTAGTAGACCCAGCAAAAGCATAAGTTAAATCTGCCTTATCCTGTTCAAATTTTCCGTCTACTAAGACATCTATATATTTCAATATTTCTCTTTGGTATTTGTTATCAATTATATCTTCCCATAAGTACCCAGACCAGACCCAAATATCTTTTTGAGGGTATCTTTCTCTTATGTTCTCAACTATTTCTGTACATTTAAATACATTATTTAGGTGTAGTGGCTCACCGCCTAAGAGGGAAAATCCCTCTATTTGTGGTCTACCAACTTTTGTTAATATGTCATTCATAGTTTCGTTTGTAAACTTCTTGCCATAGCTAAAACTCCATAAATCTTTGTTGAAACAATTATGACAGCCATGAGTACACCCACTTACAAACAAACTAACTCTTATTCCTTCACCATTCGTGATGTCTAATGGTTTTATGTCGGCATAATTCATTTATAGATGATTTACTCTTTCCCTAATTTCTGCTGTTCTACCTAAATTCCAGAAATTAGTACCAATATACCCACAAGAACGCCTAACAACATTCATCTCGTTTTTATCTCTATTCCCACAAGAAGGGCAATACCACTCTAAATGCTCATCACATTGTATTTCTCCTGTAAAACCACACTTGTAACAGACATCTGGCTTACTGTTAATTTCAGCATACTGGATATTATGATACATATAATTGATTAACTCTTTTACAGCCTTTATATTTCTTGATAGGTCTGGAACTTCCACATAAGATATTACTCCACCTAAACTTAGGCTTTGGAACTCTGCTTCAAAATCAAGCTTACTAAAAGCATCTATTGGCTCTGTGATAGATACATGGAAAGAGTTAGTGTAATACTTCTTATCTGTAACACCTTTAATCTCTCCAAATCTTTCTCTATCTATCCTGGCAAATCTATATACAGTTGACTCTGCTGGTGTTCCATAAAGACTAAATCCTAGATTTGTTTCAGCCTTCCATTCAGAACACTTTTTATTAAGGAAATCCATAATCTCTAACGCAAATTCCTTACCATCTCTCTCTGTATGAGAAATACCAAACATAGCCATTATACATTCATACATACCTAGATAACCTAATGATAATGTTGAATAACCATTCATTAAATATTTATCTATAGTATCATTTCTATCTAATCTAGCTATAGCACCGTGTTGCCAATGTATCGGAGACACACTTGCTTTAGTTCCTTTTAAAAGATTGTGTCTCATTAATAAAGCCTCTTTACATAGTTCTGTTCTTCTGTCTAACAACTTCCAGAACAGCTCCTCATCACCTCTAGCAATTATACCTATCTGCCCCAAATTAAGAGTAACTACCCCCTGATTAAATCTTCCATACCACTTATATTTACCATTCTCATCAACCCATTGTGATAATTGGCTTCTGCAGCCCATCGGAGGAAAAGCTTCTCCATAATTACTTTCCATAATCTTCTTGGATTGATAATCTGGGACTAATCTCTTAGCAGTACAGTAGGCTGCTAGTTCAGTTATATAATCATATTTTCCTCCCTCAAAACAATTATCCTCATCAAGAAGATATACTAACTTAGGGAAAGCAGGACTGATTGTTTGCCCCTTATAATTCTTCATTCCATCTATTCTTTGTTTAATTACTTCTTCACAAATTAAAGCCATTTCTTGTTCATATTTGTGTCCTACTTCAACCTCAAGATATATTGTTATAAATGGCGACTGTCCGTTAGTTGTCATTAGTGTGTTCAATTGATAATTGATTGTCTGAACTCCACTAGTCAATTCTTTCATCTTCATACCTTCTGCTAACTTTTGAGATGTTTCCACATCTAGTTTTTGTTCTTTAAGAAAATAATCAAAATACTTATCATAAGTTTTTCTTAAGTATGGGGCTAAATGCTTGATTGTAATGCTCTGCCCTCCATACTGATTACTAGCAACTTGACTTATGATTTGTGTGGCTATAGTACAAGCAGTCTGGAAAGATTTTGGGTTTTCAACCATCTTCTCATTAATAACTGTTCCATTATCTAGCATATCTTCAAGATTGATTAAACAACAATTAAAATTAGGCTGCGCCATATAGTCCATGTCATGAATATGAATTGCTCCTTCATCATGGGCTTGTAACAAATGAGTTGGAATTAGCCTTCTTCTCGCTATATCTTTTGATATTTCTCCAGCCATTAAATCTCTTTGAGTAGATATTAGTGTCCCATTCTTATTAGAGTTTTCCTCTAATACCTCTTTGTTTGTGTGGTTAATTAGCTGGAATATACTCTCATCTGTTGTATTTTCTTCTCTCTTTTGTTCTCTTATTGTTCTATAATTTTCATAAGCCCTAGCAGTTTCATTTTGCTTATACCTAATCAATTCATTAAAAACAAATGTTTCTATGTCATAAATCGATATTTCCTCACCATATCTTGTTACTAGAGTGTCCTTTGAATTGTTGGCTATTTCCTCTGCGACATCTTCATGAACTATCCCACTACCAAAAGTCATAGCTTTAAGTATTGCGTTTTTTATCTTATTTGAATCAAATGCTACTAAACTAGTATCTCTTTTAATTACTTGTATATTATTCAATATATCACTCCTTGCTTCTCACCACTTAATTTCTTTTTATATGCCTACAAAAATACTCATAAACAAAAGATTCAGCCATGCCTTCCCATGTATCATTTTTTACAACTAGAACATTAGATATATTCAAAGGAAGTCCATTAGGAATTGCCATTCTTATTTCAAAATCATTGAATTGAATTGTTTCATCATTATCTCTGTTATAAAAATCTTCTTCTGTTGCTCCTCTTTTCGTATACCTTTCTTTTCTGATATCTTTCTTTGTTCTCACATATATAACCTCAAATTTTGTGTCTGGCATTGATTCTAATAAAGTCTCAATACCATCCGGGTCTATAATATAAAAGTCTGACTCCATAAGTTGTTCCTTTGTAGCAAAATATTCATTACCATTTATAACTGTTCTTGCTACCTTATTTTTAAATGTTTCTGCTTCTTCTTTTGTTATGAAAATATGGTCTGTATCAGACACATTTCTTTTTTTTCTTGTTGTGTAAGATTTTAAAATCTTAGCCCCCATATCCTCAAACATTTTTGCAAGAGTTGTTTTGCCAGAGGCTGTTCTTCCTACAATTAACTTAACCATAATTAATTCTCCATTCTTAGTATTACTCTTTTGGTTCAATCTTGACTTTATCCAGGTATAAGCAAGAATACTTTTCAAATTCTCTATCAATATGATAATGTCCAAAATACCAATGTTTATAAGTTGTTGTCCAATCAACAAGTTCAAAATAATTCGTCAAACTATTATTGAGACATTGGTTAAATAACGAATACTCAAATGAGCAGGTAAAACAATGGGTTAGAATGTAATCTACTTCCCAATTATGTTTTTCCAAATTATCTATACCATTATTCATCTCTGCATGATTTGGTATTTCTTCTTTCCACCAAGATATATACTCTTGTCTCTGTTGTTTATCTATAGATTCTGCTCCACCCATACAAAAATATTTATTTCCATCAATAGTGAAGATTTCTCCTCTCATTAAGTGATATATATTTTCACTTATTTTATGTGTTTTGCCACCTAGATAATCAACTACTGGATACTGGTTAAGTAAATCAAAATTTTCATGGTTGCCATCAATAAATAGAACAGTAAAAGGCTTGTTTTCTAACCACCTTCTCCAGTATAAGGTTTCTTTTGACTCATCCCATGTCAATCCAAAATCCCCTAAAATAATAACATAATCATCTCTTGTTAAATGCTTTTGTTCTGGGAAATTCTTTGTGTTTAACTTAGATATATCTATCCCACCATGTATGTCTCCAAATAAATAAACTATAAAATCACCTCCTAAGTCAAAGTATTATTTACATACTTCATCTTCTTTCCTTTTGCTTTTTTGATATCAATTTGCTCTTGAATCCTCTCTTTGTATTTGGTATCATTACTTACCCTCAAAATACTTTCTAAGAACCTAATTGATTCATTGTGTGGTACTTTATGGGAAAACATAAGGTCTATAATACTTTTAGATTTTTTAAAGGACTTCAAATGAGTATGCCCCAATTCAAAGTCCTTTTTCGTGTTATAAACTATATATCCACCACAACCCTTAAAGATAATAAATTCCTCCCTCTGGTAAAGAACATTATCCACTCATTCACCTACTTCTCTGGTTGATAAATTACCTTGGATTTAGTAATCCATAAGTCGAACTCTGTCTTAGACTTGACCCATCTATCACCCTCTAAGACATTCTTTTGAGTTTTTTCTAATTCTTCAATTTGAATTATAGAATTTTCTTTAAGTTTTGGCATCACTCCCTTTTTTGCCCTAAATCTGTATTTATTGCCACTCTTGACATTTATGGCTTCAAGCCTATAATCTTTAAATTCGTCAAATTTAGGGATAATATATGTTGATTTACCTAATTCATTAGTCAAATCAAATGTTCCCGTATATTCCATTGAAAAACTAATTTGTTCTGCTTTAGGTAAGTCTATATTATTAATGTGGTTAGATAGTAGTTTGATTAACTTATCTGTATCTATTTCTTTAAACAATTTTGCTGTTTCTTTGCCAGCACATTCTTTCGCTATACTTATTGGAAAATCAAGTTTATCCTTCTTTAATTGGCTTATAGAACCATATTTTTTATAAAGACCGTATAATTCTAAAAGATATTGTTGTTTTCCAAATTCTCTAAAGAAATCTACTTTAATCAATGTTTCAAAATGAGTTTTATTCATAGGATTTTCCTTAATAGATATCAAATCTATAAAACTTAAATCTTTATCTCTTAATCTATAAAGAAATTCCCCTGTTTCTTCGTTTAAGCCCTTTATTGAAGATACTCCTTTATATATAGTGTTTGTATCTTTGTTGAAAAAATATGTTCCCTTAGAATGTCTAAACATAGCCTTTTCAATTTTAATGCCAAAATAAGATAACTCATTTATTAGTTTCTTTGTTCTTACTGAATCTTTTTCATATAAGTTTAGAGTTGCCGAATAATATTCAAGCGGATAATGAGCTTTTAAATAAGCACAATACAGGCTATCATAAGCATAAGCTAATGAATGAGAAGCATTGAATGAATATTTGGAAGCATCCTCGACTACCTGCCATGTTTGCTCAAACCCTTCTTCTCTGCCAACAACCTTGACCCAACCTTTATGTAATTGAGTTTTTAATTTTTTTAATTCGTCTTCTTTAAACTTCTTCTTACTTATTTTCTTTATGATTGTATAGGTTTCCGACTCCTCAACTCCCAACCATATCAAATACTTCATTATTGATTCCTGGTATAACATATAATGGAAGGAATCCTCCAATAAACTATCCAATTCTTGTACTCCAGTAGTGTAGGGTTTCCTTTCTAGGAAATTATGTAATAGGGATTTAAACCCTGGTCTAATAGCAGCAACAAAAGCACATACCTCTGATACAGATTTTGGTTTATACTTCATAACAAGAGGTGTTGCAAAATCAGAGTCTGCCTGATTAACTGTACAAGTCAACCCCTTTTCGTAAATTTTAAAGGTTTGCTCATCAAGTAAATTAGTTAATTCATTTATTGTTGGGATAGGGATATTTGCTAATTCACAAGTATTTTCAACTATCTCATATACTGTTACCTTAAGATAGTCGTTTTTTAAATATTTATAATCATCACAACTAGTTTTATCTAGGTTACAACAAATTTGGTCTTTAATTTTTATAAGTCCAAAATGGCTTGGGACACGCTCTGTAGATAACACCATAGAACAAGGACTCGGCGATATTGACTCAATAACTCCAACAAATACTTTACATTCATTTAGTTCATTTTTCCACTTTTCATCATGAAGATAACTGTTATCTCCTTTGGATTCACATTCAGCTATATGCTTTGCAAATTCGTTATATTCATTGAATGGAATATCTTTCGCCTTGCACCATAATCTAAATGCTCCAGACATTTTTAAGGGTTTATATGTAATTAACCAACCACAGTATTCTTCCCCTAAGATATCCTCACTGGCCTTGATTAAACCATCTCTATTGCTCGTGTTTATATCTATGTCAGGCAAAGATTTAGATTCAAGTATTCTTGTTGTACTCATAAATCTAGTCGGGTATAAAGTTACTGGTGCAATCATTCTATCCATGCCTATTATATCTAAAAGTTTATTAACATAAAATGACCCAGCAGACCCTCTACTAGTAGGAGATATATATGTGTTATATCTTTTTTTTGCTCTCTCTGTAATTTTTTGGTCTATCAAGAAATATTCTTCCATATGGGTATCTTCGATTATCTTGGTTTCTTCTCTAATAGCCTTTAGATACTCTCTTCTCAACTCTTTAGGGATATTATCTTTTTCTTTTATCCACAAGCTATTGATAAGTTCTTTTAGCTCTTTGTTGGGATTCTCTGATATCTTAGGTATCTTGATTTCTTTGTTATAAATTGTTATATCCTCACACTTATCAAAAACCAAGGTGTTATCTATAGCCTTAAGTATCTGACTATTTGAAAATATCCCCTGCTCATCATACCTTTTAACTATTTCTTGATAATCTGGATAATCAAGCACAAAACCATCCTCTTCTGGATAATTAAAACCTTTGCCTTTAAGGAATAAATCTCTATATATAGAATCTTCTGGCAAGATATAATGTGAATCATTGGCATGAATTAGTTGTATTCCATACATAGAACTAAAATTCTTCATTCTGACATTATGCTTTATTTGTGTTGGATGGTTATGGGATTGTATTTCAAGATAGAAATTATCTCCAAAATATTCTTTAAACCATTTAATATTGTCTTCTGCATAAGGACACCACTCAGCCCCTACGCCAGCGACACAAGCACTTGTTACAATCACATCATTAGGATTAATATAATCCTCAATCATCTTTCTGTCTACTCTAGGTTTATAATAATATCCGTCTATATTTGCATAAGAGAGAATTTCATTTATTTGTTCGACACCATTATTATTCATCGCAACCATAATTAAATGATAATTCCCTCTATCTTTTTCCTCTGAATTAATATCTTTTACGTAATATAGTTCTGACCCAACAATCATCCTTATATGTTTTTCTTCTGGAAGGTCTTTATTTTTCTTTTCTATAGCATTTAACACATCAAATAAATTACCTTGATATCCATGCTCTGTAGTGAAATAATTGGTGTGTCCTAACTCTACCATTCTATCTAAGTAATCCTCTATCTTAACTACCACATCTATAGTCTTGATATTAGAATAATGTGTATGTTTATGATAATTGTTGTAATACAATATATCACCTTCCTTAATTCAAGTCTGAATTTTTCTTTAAATAATCTATTGCTAAATCATTATATTCTTTTAAAGCTGATTTAATTTCTTTCTTCGCAGCCTGGTCTTGTTTCATTTTCTGTATAAGACCATCTTTCGTTGCTCTCATTATTGCTGACTTAATAATGTTGTCAAAGCACTCTTTATTTTTTGGACTTAAAGATACTATTAAAGCATAAAAATTCATTGTGATATTTATATATTCCTCAAATAATATCTGGGGATGTCCTCCCATTTCTCCCCCATTGCCATTTGCTAAATCAAAATGTATCATTTTTTCTCCCTTCTTTCTCTATATCTATATATAGTGTTTTTTTAGCTATTTTCTTCTCTTTTTATCTATATATTGATATATTTTAGAAATAAAACTACAATTTTATTATTTCATTCGTTTTGTATTCTTTGTAATCCCTATTCAGGTGTTCAATACCTGAATACATATCAATTAGCTTAAGTGTAGACTTATCTAATATCAATACCCCATCGTCATCTACAAATAATGGAAAATCTTCCGTTGGATTTAATTCGTTTTTCAAATCAATCACATATGCCTCTCTGCCATTAAACTTGATTAAATCACCATGTTTTATAGAATCATCTATTGAGGTATTTGACTCTACCCTTCCATCAAAGTCATTTAAATTGATAAGTATAGACTCTCTCCCTGAATAATCAGCGGCCAATAATACATTCCTTATATGGTTCATGACAGAATCTACATTCTTCCCATAATAAAGCGATGTTTTTACATCATCATAAACACGAGCCACAACATGTTCCATATCTGCTTCTATGCTTCTTATGTCTGTTACTATATCTCCACAATCATCTATTACTATTATCTTCATTACTTCACCTCTCTAAAAAGACTTACTGTCTTTTCAACTTCGATATCATAAGTTTCCCTTAACTCAAAAAGTTTTTGTTCCTTTGTCATTACAACTATTTCTCCACAAGTGGCTTCATCCCAATCACATCCACCTCTCATACATGAAACAGTATTAGATTCTCCACTAAGAAAACTTTCCTTGTCCATGAAGTCATCCCAAGAACCAAATTCATCTTCAAGTATTTTTTTTCTATTTTCTAAAGTATCTTCCTCTACAATCATAGAACTCAATTCCATGCTATCGAACTTGCCATACCCATGGTGTATTTCAAAAATCTTTTTCATATTATCTCTCCTCTACCACAACAGGGCTGTTATATATAGTAATTCTTTTTCCATTCAAGTCAAATAAAACCTTATTTTCATTTTCCTGGATATCTATTTTACCCTCATATTCTTTAATCAGCTTACCATCATAACTATATACTTTCACATTTCTATTTATCCCACCAGAAACATCAGAGTGAATAGTTTTGATTGTTCTGCTTAAAGACGCAGAGTTAAATATTATCGCCACTAATAACAAGATAGTTCCTGCAATTATTATTTTTTCTTTCTTTTTCATTGTCTATTCCTCCTCATAATCTTCTTCTAAGCAACTTTGCTGCTTATATTCAGATAGAATATCTCCCCATTTAGATTCTAATTCCTCGAATGTTTGAATGTTCTTTTTGATTAGAAAATCTGCAATATCACAAATGTTTCCATCGATACCAAGCCATATGTCCTCATAAAAATCTCCCCAATCCCATTCGCCATTGAGGATTGAGTGTCTTTCTCCTGTCTTGTCATCTTCAAATATGAAGTACTCAAATGTATAATCCATAACACGAAAACATAATTCACAAGTACCAAAAGTAACATCTTCTTCTTCTACTGATTCTATATCTACTAATTTAATCATAATTAGTCTCCTTTAATTTCTTTCTTTATATCCTTTACAAATCCCAATAATTCATCTTTTGCTATATGATAGTTTTGAACAGTAATTTGCTTGCTACCATAATACACTATCAATTCCTCTTTGGTCGGCATAAGAGTCGATACGATTCCACTTATAATCAGGATAATTAATGTTATTTTTACCTTAAATTTCTTCATCATATCTTTTATACAATTAAACACATCCCTATCATTATAATTTGTCTCGCAGGCATAAAGTGATATAAAGGCAGATAAAACAAATGTATAAGCCAGTAAAATCCAGAACATTCGACTTGTAAGACTTTCAATTTTTCCCAATATTATTATCAATAAGACAATATTACTCATTATTTAACCTCTCTCTTACTTTTTATAATTCTTCCACATACCTATTTGGATGTTCTCATCTACCTCTATTTTTTTTAACAGTTCTACTATATCTTCCTTATTGCAAAACCATTCTAATAACAAATCTCTATTTTCAAAAATATTGCCTATAACCTTAAGGCATTTTGACATAAATTCGTGCCATTCTTCTTGGATTACATCACCATTCATTTCATTTACAATCCCTGTATCTTCCTCTGCAAATATATCAAATTCCCATCTACCATTATTAAATCCCACAATAGCTTGATTTATTATGCCATATGCATCTCTATATTCGTATCCTTCTTCTCCCAAATCATCAAATTCAACGATATCGCCTTGGTATATTTCTTTTCCAGTTGTGTCAACATATCCTGTAGATTTCATTGTGTTTAATGGTTTTAGTATATATACTAATTGTGAGTAGTTGTTATCAACTTCTTTTTTTGATATTGATATGTTTCCATCTTTATCAGCAGTTATTATGTAACCATCTAACTGATTAGAATAAATCATTTTTTTATTTTCATCATCCCATGCTCTAAGTTTCATTCTTACTCCCTCTCTTTAATAAGTATCTTCTCATGCCTTTTAACATCTAGTTAGTTAATGTCATAATCTTCCCACATACCTATCTGTATACTCTTATCTACTTCTTTACCAGCTCTTCTCATGTCATCCCATTGCCATTTTGTGGCTTCTTCATCACAAACCCATTTCGATAATGGTATTTCTTTTGTATAAATGTCTAGACCTTCTACCCCAATAAACTTTATTTCTTCTAATGCTATATATGCACCATACTCTATCCCATCATCTGCATATACTTCTTCTATTTCACTTTTCAAATCTGCCAGCTGTTGCAAAGCTTCTTCTTTACTTGTATAGAAGTCCTCAGTGATTGTTATTCTGCTCATAAAATCTATATTATTCTCTAGCCTATATATTTTATCTACTTTCATTTCAGCAATACCTTTCCAACTTTCCTTATTAACTCCTTGCTATTCCTCTATACATAAATTCTGTTTTTGGAAAATGTCTTATCTTATTATTTTCTTGTTTTTCAAACTCCCTTGCTTCTTCTTCGGTGTCAAATAAATATTCTTTCACAGGATAAGTATCAAAGTACTTAATGACAAGGTATTTTTCTTTATTTGTTTCTTCCATTATTCTTCTCCTTATATCCAATCTCTTAAAATCTCCGGCAATTCCCTATTATGATTCTTGTATTCTTGTTTGATTTTGCTTTCAATACTACCAAATTGACTGTTTAAAGCCATTGATATTAAATGCCTGTCAGTATTTGTCAATGATTCTTCTTTTAACAATACATTCCATCCACGATTTATTTCCATTTCTAAATCTCGTTTTTCCTTAGCTTCTCACCTAGAGATATTAGCTTTATTTTAAATTTTTGTTTTTGATTTTCGTCCATGTTTTATACTCCATTTATGGTGGCCTGTGCAATTTTTACATATCCCACTATTACACTATTCAGTAACCCCAAACCAATACTTTACAAGTCTATCTCTGCCTATCTCATCTATTATTTTTTTTACTATTTCTCTTGATTCAAAGAAAGACACTCCTAAACTTGAATCCCAATTACAATAACAATGAATCTTATTATTGTCATAATTATACTCTATATACCAATTATCCTCATCACGCTTAAATGGCCTGCTATACTTCTTCATTACAGCTTCAATCTTCCTTCTTTCGACCTCAAATTCAGCTTCTTCTCTAGTTAGAAAGGCATTACCCATATCTCTTATGCGTTCATCATAATTAGTATTAAAGACGCCTTGGTCTACATCGCCATCCCAATACAGGCGATAATATTCTTCTCCATCGTCAATATCCAAATCCCATATATTCTTAGGATTATCATTCATTTGCCCTTGTAATTCTTCTGCTTTAGCTCTTAATCTTTCTTCAAAAGCCTTTACTTCATCTTTTATAAATTCTTCTAGCCCCTTATTTATCATTTCATCTATCCTCACTCTCTTATTTAAAAACTACTTTTCTTGCCATCTCTCATATCTTTTCTCTATTTCGGCAAAATCCTCATAAGAATCAATATCGTGAACTCCTAATGTTGCACTTTCTCTACTAAAATCTATCAATAACTGCGTAGATTCAAGCTTTACATTATGCAACTTGCATTTATTCCTAATTTTGAAATAGATAATATTATTCTTACCTTCTTCTCTATCTAGTCCAAAAACTATCCTCACTGGTAATTCTGGGAAGAACTCCTCAAACTTTTCTCTGCCTAACATATGATTTACTCCTACATAGACAGCCTAATCTTCATAAATAGTTTAGCTGTTGCAAGGGTATCAGAATCTGCTCTATGTGCGTTTTCATTTAGGATTCCATAATAATCACAGGCTGTTTGTAGTTTATTGTTCCTGCCTTTATATTCCTTATTCCTTTTTAACATTTCCATAGTACATACATACTTGTCTATAAGAGGCAAATTTAATTTCTCAAGATAATAATTCAAAAATCCAATATCAAATTTTGCGTTATGAGCTATTATTGTTTTATCTCCTATGTATTCTCTAAATTTTGGCAAAACCTCTTCAATTAAAGGTGCATCTTTAACCATCTCATCTGTTATATTGGTGAGATTTGTTATAAGACCTGGGATTGGATTTTTTGGCTTTACAAACCTTGAATAATTATTCCCAACATTATCTCCTTTTATTTCAGTTACACCTATCTCAATAATTTCATTGCCATTGAAAGGACTCAAACCTGTAGTTTCCAAATCAACTACCACATATTCTTCTTCAAAATATCTCATATAATCACACTCCTAATAATTTAAATCCCTATATATTCTTATAGGCTTATTTGTTCCAAGTTTATCAAAACTAAAAGAAAAAACATCTTCTCGCAACTTATATGCTTCCGCTGATGCGGCGTTCCAAACCCCACCAACATCTCTATTTGGATAAACCTTATAGACCCAAACTTCCTTATCATTATCTCCATCTTTAGCAATCCACTCGTATTTATCACTAATATGAGATAAAAACTCTCTTTCATCCTTAGTGAATGAATTTAAATACAAGGTTTTGTCGTGGTTTATCATTTCATCTGATACAGCCCAACCATCTATATGATAAACACCAAAACTACAATCTATATCGTCTATTCGATTATATGCGTTTCGTAAATAATCCATTTCTGGAATATAAGATACTCCCCCATACCTACTATAACTCTTTAAATCATCCCTTAAAATAATTAAATCTCCAACTTTATATTTTAATCCGTTAGGTGTCTCTACTTCTTCTATTTCCTCTTGTTCATCCTGTTCATCTTTTTCAAACGATTCAATCCACTCATTTAAAGTATCTCTCATTTTGATTAGTTCTTCTTTGTTCATACTTTACCTCTCATTCTAATCTTCTTTATCTCTTTTATTTGCCTTTTCTAGCATCTTATAAATATCCTGATTGCTTTTAATAATCTTCATAAGCACCCATATTGATATGCAAAAAGTTGTAATTCCAGCAAATATCACGCTGTAGCCAATTGACTTTAATATAAGATTTAATTCATTCAAAACATACTTCACCTCTATATCTTTCATAAACCGTGTTAAATACATAGTGCATAAAAATACTGTGTCTAATTCTAACAAGATTTGACAATATTCTATCCTATCTGCTTTTTTAAATCTGCTACCTCTTAATTCACTAATAATATTCCATACGATTAAACAGCAAAGGAAAGTAAGATATAAAAAGAATATTTTAAGCATTTATTTACCACTCTCTTTTTTCAAGGTTTTAATCCCATTAGATATTTCGCCAATAATGTTTTTTATTTCATCTTTAGTGAGATTGTAATTTTCTTTTGTAACGAAACTAGATGCGAACATTATATACATTTCTTCTTTTGTTGGTATAAAAAAACTTAGGGAGTATAAAATGCAAATACCAATTATTATTTTTTTTGAAATAAACTTTTTTATAAAAGGAAAAGGATTGAAAGTTTTCCCTTCTAAATCTAACAACATATTTATCAAAAATAAGAGAACCACTCCTATTAATAAAGACACAACTATAATGTTAGGAATCCTTCTCAAAAAGTCTCCAATCTTACCCAAAACATTAATTAAATATATCCATTTTGCCATTTATTTCACCCTCTTTCTCCCTACATTCTTTCCTCTCTCTTCCATTGACTCCTTAAGTTCAAAATACTCTTTCTTAATATCTTTAATATCGATATCTTTTGTTTTTCCTATCAATTTCTCGATATCACATAACTTCTTTTCAAGAGATTCAAAACTATTATAGCTTTTTGCCTTAATCTCTTTTTTTGCCATACTAGTTATTAACCCTCTTAAGGTTGCATGGTATGTTAGTTGAACCAGCACCTCTTTGCCATTCTTGTCTTTGCTTATCTGGTTCAGAATAAAACAATGAGGGTCAACTGTTATAGCATATTTTTTGTTTATTTTTATCATTTCTTTTCCTAACTTTCTATATATATTATATCATATCTAATTCTATATTTCAAGCGTTTTTCTATAATTCTATTTTTTAATATGTGAACAAATATCAAAGTTACTGCATAAATTAGAACAAAAAAACTTATTAACATTTGCATCCCAATCCGTTGGCTCAAGTGGGTCTAAGTCTTTTATTTTTTTATAAGTCTCTCTAACAAAGTCTTTAGCTTGACTTATATTGTCCTCATTAAATGGAACTTCTATGAACGCTCTCTCATGAGTGTTGTCCATTTTATTTCTCTCTTTAACAGTTCCTCTTTCATTGATTGAGTATTTTAACATATCAAAATTAAGACTCCTAATTTCCTTATCTGGATACTTCTCTTTTAAAGCCAGAGCATAGATAACTAACTGTAATTTTTTAGTCTCCAAGTCCTTCTTAGAAAATTTAGAAGATGACTTATAATCATAGATATCTATATATTTACCATCTGTTATAGTATATATATCTATATAACCCCTAACTGGTATCCCCTCTATTTCTACCTCAAAATATTCTTCTATTTTAAAATCTACTCCTTCAAAGGGCTTATAATTATCAAGATAATCCAGTATACATTCTTTAAAATTATTGCCAGAATTTTCAGTAGGGAAATCATATCCCAGTATTTCTATATCATTAAGATAGCCTAGAAATAGTTCTTTTGCTTCTGATTTAGTCTTTTCTCCTTGCTGCATATACTCTAATAATTCATGTATTTTTCCTCCTAAGAAAGAATATACATTATCTTTTCTGTCTGACTTTTCTATATATGTAAGATAATATGAATAGGGACAAGTGTAGAATGTCGTTAGTTTACTAAAACTAAATAATTCTTTACTGACATTACTCATTCACCACCTCTATTATCAAGTCTTCTGGCATAACTATGCCTTTCTCTAAAATATAAAGAACATCAAAATTATTAAGTCTTGTTTTTATGTGAAGAATTTGCAGTGGTGTAGTCATATTTTCACATTTTACAATATCACCAACCTTATACTTTACATTAATCTTTTTTCTCCTAACAAGCTTCAATATCACCTTATTGTATAATACAAGAATCGTAACCCCATAGATTAGTGCTATTATTACCTCGGCAATAAATAATGTTGCTGCAAAAGGGAATGCCCCTAAACTAGTATATAAAGTCTTTATCCATTCCCCAAACAAAAACATTGTTGGTATAAAACAAGCCATAGTCCATCTCCTAGGGACATCAATCATTCTTATACTATTGACACTCTTTACATACAAATATATTGACTCAAACAACACATTTATTGCAAATGCCAAACAAATCCACTTAAACATATTAAAGCTCACTTCCTTCCACAATTTCGATATTATCTATGTCCTCATTTAGTTCTTCCAAATCAAGTACCTTTGGAGTCCCATGAAGCACTATATATACAATTTGTTCTTCTTCTGTCATATTATTCCAGATATCTTCTTCAACACTACATTCATAATATCCGTATATCTTCGCTTCTTTTTCAAAATCTGCATTTATTTTTATCATAACTAATTCCTTTCATAGCAATTTTGTATAAGAGATTCCCAAATTTCCTTGCCTTTATCTGTTGGCGAATCCTTACTACCTTTTTCTAAATATTCATTCTTTCTATCTATAATTAAACCAACCTCAATATTCATCTTGTTTAAAAACATTGATAATTGATTAGCACATCTATACATGGTTACTTCTTCTAATCCTTCATCAAAACAAAGGACAACTTTTTTAGGATTAAGTTTAGCTATTGCAATACATTGCTCTTTAGATATACTGCTGCCAGACAAGGATAAAGCATTACGATACCCCATGCTATCTAATTGCATTACAAACTTCTCTGATTCACCTATATAAATAACATCAGCCCCATACAAATCCTTATAGTTTTGAGCATATCCAAATAAAGTTTGCCCTTTTTTGTGATTGTATCTAATAACTCTATCTCCCTCTATATGGGAAATTAAAGGTAAATATTTACTTCCATATCCATCATCTAAGTTAATTCTTCCTATAATCCCACATAGTTCACCCTCAAGTGTTCTGTGAGGTATCACAATTCTTTCTTCTTCAAAATCATATCTTAATCCAAATTTTTTTTGAGTTTCTATAGAGATTCCGTCTTTTAAAAATCTTGTGTTCCACTTACCAGCATATTTATTAAGGACTTCTTCCTCATAAACTTGAAGTTTTTCTTGTCTTTTAAAAAGAATGTCATCAAATACTCTTGATACGCTTTCGTTTTCTTTTCTCTTAGAGTAGCCTATTTCAATACCTAATAAGCTTTTTATATCTCTAATCATTTCAGAAAAACCTATCGACTTGTGTTCCATGATTATAGTGAATATGTCTCCAGTTATACCACTTGTATAATCAACAGCAGATAGGTTTTTATTTTTATATATTGCTATAGAGGATGGGTTAGTTTTTATGGTAAACCCGCATCTAACCTCTTTCCCTCTATCAGTTATGTTGGCATAGCCATAAAAACTCAATACTTTTTCTATATTATTGTCTTTTAGGAGAGCTTCCTTAACCTGCATTTATATTCTTTCGTGCTGGTGTGCAATAGCAAACTTCCTGCATTGTTCCAAATTCCCCATCAAACTTTACAACAACAGCATAGTTGCCAGAGCCAGAAGTCTTTCCTTCTCTTAATTTATCTAAAAATATAACCTTATATACTTGGTTAGGGTCTAATTCATACTCTACAGTTTCTTTCACTTTAGCCCCCTCCTTATCAGTTGAATATCTTACTGTATAAGGTTTACAGTAAAACTTTGAATCAGGTAGCTTTTCTTCTTGGTACATATCCCTTATTATGAATAGGTTCTGAAAGACTTCAACTACCTGTTTTGCATTTGCCAAGACATTCCTTGTCAACCATAACTGCCCTTCTGTCGATAGAGCGTTCTGCATTGTAGCAAATACCTTTACATTATTATTAGCATATCTATTGGCAAATTCCGCCAATCTTCTTGAGTCTTCTACTAATGAAAGCCAGAAAGTTTCCTTTTTGTTGGAAAAATCAAGCTTAAAAGTATCATAGATGAATGTTGTGTACCCACCTCTCAAATGATGTTCTCTAAATTTTTTTTCAACATATTCCATTTTTGCAGATGGGATAGATATAAATAATATCTTAGACTGATATTCTTCATCCCAAATTTGCCTAGCAAGTTTAATCATCTCTAAATCTTCATCAGTAAAAGCTTTTCTCCCTTGTCTAAGCTTGTTTTTATCTAATTTCTTATAGTTGAGTTTGTTTACCAATACCCACATCAAGAAGTTGTCCTTAAACGGCTTTACTTTCTGCTCATTAGAGCATAAAACAACTTTTTCTCCCCTATAAACTAAAGCCATAATCATTGATACAAGATAAGTAGATTTACCTACATTCGTATATCCTGCTAAGACTGATATTGTTCCTGCTAATAATCCATTAGATTGTTTGCTAATGAAAGGGAATCCAGGTATTTTTTGACCTACAATATTCTCTCCAGCATGGTCGAACATTGTCCCTACAGATTTTCCTTCCATAATATCATCTATATAATCATCATCAAAAGTGATAAAACTTTCTTCAATACTCTTGTCTGTATCCACTGTGCCAAAGTTATTTATCTGATACTCATAAAATTCCTTGACCTCATTACTTGACATATTCCTAAATAATTCAAAGGGGACAAATGTTTTTTTGTTATAAGTTATCTCTTTAAATAAGTCAAATCCAAGTTTATGTAAGGTTAAATATGTATTATTCTTATACAAAGCATCAAGATAGCTTTTGAATTTATCAATCTCTATTAATGAAGCCCCATCATTAAGTACACTCCATATATTTTCATTCTTGAAAAATTCCTTTTCTGGGTCAGACAATCTACTTTTTATCTCTAAAAGAGAAGCTGATTCATAACCTTCTTCTTTCATTTTTTTGATTATATTCCACATGACTCTATACTCAATGGATAAAAAATCATTTTCTTTTAACTCATAATCATCTAATAAGGTCAAATCTTCCCTTAAACAAGATATCACCTGTGTTTCAGGGAACTCTCTTTCAGCTAACATTTTGGCAGGATATTTATTTTTTATTTTTTCACTATACAGTAATAATCACCCTCTCACATTTTGTTATTTTTATATCGTACTCTATTCTATATTTTCACCCTATCGATTTCTTCAAACAAGATTTGCTATACTATCATTCAATTTTTTCTCCATTGATTAAAAAAATCAATTCTCCTTTTATTGGGCTATTTGCATCGAAAAAGATATCATTGAGGGCTCTTAATATTTTCTCTTTAACAATCTTACTTTTCTCTCGACAATAATTACCGTTTAACCCATCTATAATCTCTTCATCCGGGATATTCAAAGTAGCTTTATAATCTAATTCTACCAACATAGTATCCCTTTCCTATTTATCTACAGCCATATCAAAATTACTTTCAAACTTGACTCCATCCTCATTATGGTAAAATAAAAAATCAAGTTCTTCTTTAAATTCTTTTTTTATGCTCTCAATATTATCACCTCTAAGCTTTTCTATTGCTTCGGCATATTCTTCTATCTCTGGTATTTCTATCATTGCACTGTAATTTATCTTTATTTTCATATATTTTCTCCTCAATTTCCAACTATTCTTCTATAAGAGTAAAAGTAATAAACTCATCCTCACCCTCATGAATCTCCATCTGATAACAAACATAATGAGGATTTTCTTCAATATCATCACAGATTTTTTCTTTTATAATTATTTCCCTATCCTTGCCAGATAGCCCATCCCCATCAAAGAAAAGAAGTTCATCAATAGATAAGTCTTTACAACTAGCTTCTTCGCAGATTTCACAGATAAAATCTTCTATATTTATATCTTTTAATAAACTATCTTCTATTTTTAAATTTACTTTCATATGTTGTTCTCCCTATTAAAAGCTCAATTTTAAATCTTTATTTTTCGCTACCAAAACACACTTTGTTTCTTTCTGGAGTTCTTCAAATGACTTAAACCCAGTGTATGCAACAAAGCCAAAGAGTGAAACAAGGCTAAAAATCTGTTCTTCCCTGTCCACAACTACTAAATAATAATTGGTTTCAAATACTTCTGCCACAGAAACTAAATCACCCATACGAATTTCAGCTTCTTTATTTGTGTTTATAATTTCCATTGAATTTAAATCTCACATCTTTATTTTTTTCAATTACCTCACATCTGTTTTTATTACACCAATTCTCACTAGGACAAAAACTAAATATATAATACTTTTCATCTTTCTTGATGATACTGGCTTTTTCAATCGAAAAGACCATTCCTTCCCTTATTGATTTTCTTATTTCTTCCTCTTTACTGCTTATCATATCCATCACAACTTTCTAAAAACATGTATATGTTGGAACATTAACATAACATATCCACTAACTATTGCTCCTCTGACCCTTTTGTTTCCCATACCTCTAACTTCAAATCTTGATTCTTACAAATTATCTTATATCAGTTTTCACGATACCAATTCTCATTAACCAAGGTTTCCATGTCAAAAGGTTCTTCGTTAGCCAACGCACTAGAAGACCTCATTTCCAAAACATAATGTATTGTTCCATCAGAGTTAAATCCTATCAGGTAATTGAATCCATTTTTTTCAACTAAATCTACATTCTCTAATAAAACACTTACTTCTTCTTTATTATCTATCACACTCATTACAACTCCTCTAGGTAATCTAGGAATGTTTTTCTTCCCTACCTACTCACCATCTTTAAAATTAAATTCATTAGGTATAAATCTTTCTATCTGATATTTACTTTCAAAGAAATCTTTTCTCCAATCACATTATTTAAAAAGTATCATAATATGGTACTTGTATGCGACAAATTCCTGACACAATCGCCCCTCTAGTCCTTAAATCAGATATAAGTATTTTATAATAATCTATTTGAGAAATAGGTATATCTAAATCTACAAATATAGATTTTCCTGAAAAAAGTTTTCCTTTTACCGAATCACTTATCAATATAGAAACACTATTTTTATTAAAATAAAATTCTCCATCTTGATAAAACTCTAAATTTTGTGAATATTTTTTTATAGAATCTAACTTTCGCACACTATCTGTTATATAAATTCCGTTGTTTTTAATAGTTTCCTTTAACAAGAGATATGTCTTCCCTATTTGTCTATATTCACTACCCTTGCCATAAAGAAAAACAACCTTATCAGAGTAAATAGTAATTAAATCATTAAGGCGGGGTGTATGTGCAAAATGTGTCTTTGGAATTTTTCCATTATTATTTTCTTTTAAATCTATTGATTTTTCTTCCATTACAGCTCCTCCAGGTAATCTAAAAATGTCTTTTTCTTAGGAGTTTGCACCCCATCTTCAATATCAAATTCATTAGGTGTAAATCTTTCTATCTGATATTTGCTCTCAAAATAATTAACTCTCTCTTGGGTTAATTTATTAACCAAATAATCCAGCTTCTGTCTATTTGTCTTGATATACTTTGGCATAAAAACTAGGAAATCGAAAGCGTATTTATCAACCATCTCCAATATATTTTTCTCTAAAAACTCATCTTTAAGTCTTGAATATGCTCTCTCCCAATCTTTATCATTAAGTTTTTTTACACCTAATTCCTTGATTATTCTTTTCTTTATTTCTTTTTCCATATAAATTCTCCAGTAGAAAGAGGGATGACCCTCAATCTACTAAATTTCCATTGCAAGACCTAATTCTTCTACAGAAAATCTAATTAATTCTGCAAAATCCTCATTAGGTAAATCTGATATCTTCTTTACATTATTTTTAGTCAAATACTCTTTAGTCTTTGCTTTGAATCTGTCATCAGAGTAATGCTTTCTAGCAAAATCTAACCCTTGTCCTATTGCAAAATCCAAATACTTGTTTGTTTCTGCGTCAATTATTTCTTCCTCTAAACGCTTTTTGGAATCTTCAATTCTTTCCTCTTCAACTTCTTTCTTATACTGTTCGTATTCTTTATCAGTTTTCTTATTCCTTAAAGAATTTCTCATGCCTTCTTCAACTATCCTGATGAACTCTGCAGCATTATTTTCATTTTCAAAGACCATATATTCTGGAACAGAGCCACCAGAAAATCTACCACCAGCGTCTATCCTAGTGTTTCCTCTAAAATACAGTCTTCTTTCATCCGATACAGCTACCCCATCTTTAATCTGTCTATCTATGTTTCCTGTAAATACAAAATCAAATATGTCTCCAAATATAGACTCATATCTAGTTTCAAGATTAGAAGTCAATACCTGATATCCTTCTGTTCCTTCTGACCCCTTATCTATTACAGTTCTTAACTTAGTGTGAGCTATAGCAAAAACACCTATATTCAATTTTCTCATTGTAGAAATAAATTCTTTAATAAGCTTAGTTGCTCTCTCTTGACCTTTTCCAAACCCTCCAAATGCTTCGTTAATCGAATCACACTTTTCCTTTTTCTTCTTTTCCCATTGCTTACAAACTTCTGTCTCTGCTAAAGGTACTAATTCATCAATAGTATCCAGTCCTATCATCTTAATCTTCTTAGCATCCTCATCATCTGATGTTAACCATGTCAACAAATCCTCTATATCTTTCCATGATTCAATCTGTGTTGAGTTCAATCCATCAAGCAAAGAATATCCATACTCATGACCTACACCTAGTAATAAACCACACCCTGGGTCATTGTATTTTTCTAAAATCATATCCCTAAAAAGGGTAGTCTTTCCAAACTTCTTTGTGGAACGAAGATATATTAATGCCTGTGATATATCCGTTATTGTTTTTTTTACTGTCGGCTTCTTAAATGCCATTCAATCACTCCTTTTGTTATTTTTCTATCGTACTCTATTCTATATTTCATTATTATT